TTTCGTTCGGCATTGTTTATATCTCTTTCTTGTTAGTAGGCAGTTCTGATATCGTCGGCCATCGTGGACCTTCTAGTTTCGATCCACAAGCATCACAACTTGCCCAACTGAATTTAATTTCAGTAGCAGCATACTCACTCAATACATCGTTCAATGTTTCTTGTTGGTCGGCAGTTATGTTAGATTCATCTATCAGGTTACCGATAGTGCCTATGTGGTCTAGGTTGTCATAGTCCATATCTGGATCTAGATCTAGAAGCTCACTAGCCTCACGCCAAGTGTAATTGCTGATTATGTAGCAGTCATAACATATCCAGCTATCAGCGTCGCTTTCTAGATACACGCCATTAGCGATTAGATTCCATGCTTTGGCTAGCCCGATCGTTCCATTAGAGGCTAGTTCCCAATCGGTAGCCTTAGATAGGAATTGTTCTATAGGCATTCTCATTTGTTTGATCCTTTGGCTAGTGATATGGCCGGATGAGGAATACTACGCATAAAGTCGGGTAGTAGTCGATGGTTCATGTGTTTGTTGTAGCGCTCTAGTGCCTCTAGTGCTCTTACTCGTGCTGGTGAGGTTGCCGAGTCATCTAGGTAGATAGAGAAGTTGTTAACGATTGTGGCATAGGTTGCGCTGCTACACAGATACCCATTTAAATCAATGTCGATATCATCGGGAACTAAGTCTAGTTCGATGATGCTAGATATCAGGTTTGCGGATGAGCGATGACCACGTACGAATAGATCCACTATTTGGTGTGGCTCAACGTTATATTCTTTACTGGTAGCGATGATTCCATCGACAATTGTATTAACTATTGTTTCGTGATTGGTGGTATTGCTATGTCCGTTCCTTTCGATGTACCGGATTAGATAGTTAGCAGCGTTGTTGAGCATATTCGCATACGTGTTGTTTGCTAGTAGGTTAATCATTGACATTGTTAGATCCTTTGTGGTTGGTTGGTTAATCGGCTTAGGTGTGGGTGGTATAGATTGTGTATTTGTGTTCTTCGTGCGTCAGGTTAAGACCTAGAGCCACACTTACAGTTATTACCGATGTATCTAGACGGAAGTTAAATGATGGTGGATCGATAGCCCAAGTCATTAGGCGACTAGCTAGTGACAAGTTTGCTAGTAGATATTCGTGTGTGGAATCTATTGTCTTGTTGGCGCTAACTAGTTTGGCCGTCTCAATCTCTATTTGTAGATCGGTTAGAGATGACTTATCGGCGTTTAGCGATTCTGTATTCCGTGTGTTTGCATATCGTGCACTATCTAGCTGAATTAAATCGCTACTGGTAGATCTAATTATCTCTCGTGCTAGACGTATTATGTTTGCTTGTTCTTCCAACATGTATGCTCCCTAGTTTCCGAATATTATTGTTACGTAGTTATCTTCATTACCTACTGAGATAAAGCGACTATTTGAGTTAGTCGAATTAAATACACAATTGTAGTCGTCCTCTTGCATGCATTGTGGCAGTTCATCTAAGTAGCTTGGATTAATAAACGCTGCTAGTGCGACTATTAGGTTGATTATGGTTTCGACTATTTGTTGCTCCATGCGTCCAAGTGTATCAAAGTACAAATAAATTTGCAACATTGAGAATCTATTTAAATTAAATAGAGCGGTAAATCCTGGTCTATAGACCTTCCACACCATCAACTAGCTGGACTTATGGCCGATTTGTGTGTGCGTAATGCGATATATGCTAAATAGTATTTGTTTGTTATTGTGATGTATTTGATGGTTAAGTAAATACTCGTGTTAATTGTGACAGATATGTGTCTGAAACGAGTGTAGATTAGCCTGGATTGAAACTAGTACATATAACTATGTGATAATCATATATGTCTCTTTTATTGTAAATACTATAATATATATGTATAAATCTAAGGTACACAAGAACACGTATAGTTGGCGTATATAAGTGAATGTTTCGATACATGTGTTAAGCAAATATGCTTCGTTTATAACGTACCTGTTTAGTATACATAGCAATTAATTCTTATATCTCCCAGTAGACAGAAAGAAGTTGTTTTTAGGGTGCGTTGACTATGTTATAGATACTGGCATAGATAAGTGAAAATCTGCCTGTTAATACATTGGAAATTCACTGTTTAGGTAATAGTTTACGCTTATTTACAAGACAGTTAAGCACTACCTATGTAGTTATTGTGGGTGGAACGTATAGCGGCATGATAATAACATTACCGACTAAGACCTAAGTAGTTACCTAGTGATACTTTCTTCGGCTATCACTAGTATCAGAACCGTAACATTGTGTAAATTTCTAATGTATTAACACTGATTTAGTTTACTAAACGTATAAATCAGACCTATTGGAATAACACTAAATCGTCCTCAAATCTGGCAGTATTGGCCTAATAAAGTGCCACGTATTGACATACGTACGCCTACCTTTGTTTACGTATAAGCGCACACACGAGGCATTCTTTGAGTAAACGAGCGTATGTATATGTATAGAGTAAGACACTAACGTATGTGCTAAATCGTTGTTTACAAATAAGCATATACAATGAGCACGAAAGTGGCCTAATTACTTGTATCAATATTGGCCCTTTGGTAATATGACGTCCGATTATTTGGTTATATGCCGACCATCTAAAAAGGTGGACCTTTACACTGTAAGTATCCAATCCAAAATCACTTTTATGTTGGAAATTGAAGGGTGTGTTCTGGAATTTCAGCAGAATAAATTGACGTCAAATCTTTGTTGCATTGTCTAATCTAAAAATCCATGATACACTGACAACATGTTTACTCAAGGAGACGCATCGCAACTTGCCATTGAAGCTATGGACGCTTACAGTAACCGTGGTAAAGGCAACACATTTATACGTGAAGAAGTCAATTCAAAGGCTATAGCAGCAATACAAGTAATTAGCAGCCTTATGTATTCCGAGCAAGACAACATCGCTCTGCAAGCATCTAAGTTTATGGTTAACACTGCAATAAGACTAAATATGGAGTATGAAGTGTCGGACCCTGTTGATGACCTTCTACAAGGTTTGCTGCAATAAATGGTAGCCACTATACACAACCAAAGTAAAGTTAATGTTAAAAAGCTTTACGAGAAGCTAAACTATAAACCGCATCCCGTTCAATCCAAATTCCACGCATCAACAGCTAGATTTAAAACTCCTGTGTGTGGACGGAGAATGGGTAAATCCGTCATGGCCGGGAGGGACTTAGAACCTAATCTACTAAGACCTAACCCACGTTTTTCGCCTACACGGATCTACTGGATTGTGGGACCGGTTTATAGTTTGGCTGAAAAAGAGTTCAGGGTTGTGTGGCAAGATCTAATCATAACCTTAGGTTTAGGTCGAACTAAAGGCATCAAAAAGTCTTTCAACCTAAAACAAGGAAACATGTTTATTGAGTTTCCATGGGGAGTCAGACTAGAAACCAAATCCGCTGATAGACAAGATTCTCTTGTGGGGGATTCCTTGTGGTCAGTGATTATGAGCGAAGCCGCTAAACACGATGTCGAAACTTGGGACAAATACATTAGACCAGCGCTAGCAGACTTTAAAGGCACTGCTACTTTCCCGACCACACCAGAAGGCAAGAACTGGATCTATGACCTTTATCTGAGGGGCCAAGATCCAAACCAACCTGACTATGACTCCTGGCAGTTCCCTAGCTGGACTAATCCACACGTATACCCAGAAGGAATAACAGATCCAGAGATAATCCAATTACGTGAAACTTTGCCAACAGCAGTCTTTGAACAAGAAATAGCGGCGGATTTTACAAAAGTTGCAGGATCAATCTTTCCCGACTTCGCTGAACATACCCACGTAACAGACGTTAAATTCGACCCCTCTCTACCGAACTACATAGCCTTTGACTTCGGCTACGTAAACCCATTCGCCGCACTAGAATTTCAATTAGGGCCACAAGACCAAGTAAGAGTCTGGCGGGAACACTATAAAACCCACGCCACAACCTACGAAAACCTGCAAATAATGGCAGAACGGGAACAGCCAGACGGCTACCGAATAGACATGTGCGTAGGCGATCCAGCAGACCCAGAATCAATAGCAACCATAAACAAAGTAATAGGTAACTGTTACGGAGATCCAGCAGTCAAAGATTGGAAAACCGGAATAGACCTAATGACAGACGCTATAAAATTACGCATTGACGATTCAACCGACTCAATAGACGAACACGGAACACCACCAGAAATGTTCCCGGGGTTTGTGGTCGACAGAGAATGCAGACAATTTATAGACGAAATGCTAGCCTACAAATCGCCAAAGGGCACACTAACCACAAGCCCTAAAGAAATAGGCGTAAAGAAACACGATCACGGAATAGATGCAATACGATACGCACTATTCCAAATATTCGTATTAGGTCGATATGAAGATCTAGACACAACAATGCCTGAGCTTCTGAAACCAAGACCAGAAGACAGACAACTACTAGACATAACAGCAAGAAACGATCTAGATCAAATGTTCGGGTCAGACCCAATAGGACCACAAACCTACAACATAGAAGAACTAGACTCCGGCCTGTACACAGCAAGAGGAATGTCTGACTACCACGGAATCTATGGGAAGGAGTTTTAAACTGCATGTTAGAACCAGATGTAGTTGAACAAATAGAAAAATTGCTAGGCACTACAGCAGACATTGTGACGCTAAGTGACGATGGAGGCATACCAAGCTACCTAGTTGTGGAGCAAGAAGACCCGTCACAACGACTAATAACAGATGACGACTCAATACAACTAAGCGAAAAAGTCCCGGCCAACGCCTTTAGAGAAATAGGCGGACGAGCCAGCGACGAATGGGGATTCATAGATGACGAATACAATGCAGACCTAAAAGGAATATCAGGTCTAAGAATCTATGATCGAATGCGGCGGTCAGATCCAGCAATAAGATCTGCAATGCGAATCCTGAAAACACCAGTAAAAGGTGGCACCTTCTTTGTTGTGGAAGGTGAAGACACTAAAGAAGGCAAAGAAATAGCAGCATTTGTAGAAAAAGCACTTTTCAACATGGAGAAAGGTTTCTCACAATTCCTTCATGAAGCACTACTAATGCTGGAATTTGGATACTACTTCTTTGAAAAAGTATGGGAACGTAGAGAAGTTAACGGAGAGCAAAGAATAACTTTAAAGAAACTGGCTCCAAGACACCCGCTACGAGTCCACGAATGGCTATTCGATAAAAACTCAAATCCAAAAAGAGTCCGCATGAGTGTGGATGCTGGTCACGGTGGAATAGTAGAAATACCAGCAAACAAACTAGTAATCGTAACATACGATGAAGAAGACTCTAACATATTCGGAATATCAGTTTTGCGTTCAGCCTACAAACCATGGTACTTGAAAGAGAACGCATACAGAATAGACGCCATACAGAAAGAACGGCACGCTACAGGAATACCAATCGTAAAACTCCCAATGGGCGTCAGCGCAGCACAAAAAGAAATAGCTAAAGAACTAGCAAGGAACCTTAGAACTAACCATTCGGCTTTCGCTGCTCTACCCAATGGTTGGGAAGTAGAATTTCTTAAACTAGACGGACGACCAGTTAGCGCCTTGGAAACAGCCGATCACCATAGCGCAATGATATTTCTAAATATTCTAGCTCAGTCTGTGTGGATGGGGACCACGAGTAGTAGTGGCAATGACGCTACAGAACTTATGGATCTATTTTATAGGTCCGCACAAGAAGTAGCTAACATAATTGTGGAGGCAATAAATAAACAAATTATACCAGAATTAGTTAGGTATAATTGGGATACAATGAAATTCCCACAACTTAAGGTGCGGCAATTAGGCAATACTAAAGAAATGCGTGAGCTAAGCTTTGTATTGCGTAACCTTATAGGTGCTCAACTGGTCAGACTAGATGACAAGACTGAGGCATGGATAAGAGATGTCATCGGTGCACCACCGTTCGACAGTGCCACGGAGAGACCGTTTGACGCTCCTACAAGCGACGATGAGCCGGACGACAGTGATAGTGAGCCACCAGCGACAGGAGGCACTCCTAGGCCGCCTAGAATGGGCTCAAAGCAATCGAAAGCGTCTAACATGCGGACCAAACCTTCAAGCAAGGAAGGTAAAGACGGAAGCGGTACTTCATAATGCCATCTTATTCAAACCAAATAGATGCAGTAGGTGTGGATCTAGGCCATCGGTATAAATCAGGTGCCTCAATAGACATTACATTAAAGTTTCTTGATACAAATAGACGTGTAATTGATGTTAGTGGCCGCACGTACACAGGCGGAATTTACAACGTTACTGCAAGCACAACACAAGACATGTTTGTAGTTGATAGTTCAGACGCAGTTAACGGCATAATCAATTTACTTGTAGAAGACACAAGTAGTTATACCGATGAAAATGACTATAAAGTCGAAGTATGGGAAACCATAGGCACTAAAAAGAACTATATTTATGGCGGCTCGCTAGTTGTGGAGGACTCACTATTAGCACCATAGTAGAAATTGAGAGTACTCAAATTATCGGTGTTGTGGCTGATGAAGCAGATTTAGAATACAGAGTAGTAAACGGATACGAATACCAAATAACACTTGTTCAGGTTGCCGGTACAACTGATGTTTTAGGAATTAGGCCACAAGAAACATCAAATATAACAAATAAATACGAACATTATGGGCCGAAGTTTTGATTAGGAAAGGTAAACCACATGAATGTGTTTGGTAAATTTATTGATATCCAAGCCGCATTACTAAATGATACTACTACTAATAGTAGCTGGATTCAAGCAATACCAGTCGGTAAGTGGAAACTAGGTAATACAGTCCTAGATTTTACAAAGGAAAGACTACAAGGCTTTGCCGATAAAATTAATAAAAATGTACGTGGCATTGATCTAGCTGTAGATTATGACCATCAGATAGGAATCGCCGCTGGCTGGTTTAATGAAGCAAAAGTTGAAGATGACGGCCTGTACATTAAGGTTGATTGGACAGACGGCGCAGCAGCTAAAATAAGAGCAGGTGAATATAGATACTTCTCACCTGAAATTCTCTTTAAATGGCAACATCCAGTAACCAAGATTGACTATACAGATGTTATTAGCGGTGGCGCTGTAACGAACAAACCATTTCTAAAAGGTATTAAACCCCTAGAGTTGCACGATGAAAGGAAAATTATGAACAGAGCACAACTTGAGGCACTAGCTGTAAAGCTTGGAATTAAGTTTGACAAGGAAATTACTGATGATGATTTGGCTGACGCACTAGCTAAATTTGAGCCAGAAGACGCATCTAATTCGGACGACGATGATGTCGATGAAGATGAAGATGAAGATGATGCGGATGTAGATGAAGATGATACAGACAGTGATGATCCAGATGGCATCGCACAACTAAGCGAATCGAATCCAGCAGTTAAAGCACTAGTACAACGGCTTAACGAGCAGGATTCTATGCTTAAGGCTATTCAAGCCACCGCACGTAGGGCTGACGTAAAACTCGCTCTTGCTGAATTTAATACTGACCAAGTGCTACTTTCTGAAAGTGCTACGACAAGGCTCGGTAAGTTTATGGTTAAGCTTTCAGAGTCTTTGGGTAAAGAGTTTAAGGCCATCATTCAGAGCTTTATGGATGGTAGCGCTGTAGTTCAGCTTGGAGAAAGTTCAGCAGCGAACAATTCAATTAATCTTGGTGGTAAGTCCGCCTTTGAAGTGATGGAGGCTGAAGTTACTAAGCTCCAAGAAGCTAATAAGGATATGGACTATACTACAGCTATGGTTCAGGTAACCAGAGAGAACCCATCATTGTTTGCCGAATACCAAAAAGAAATGAACGGAGTTTAATATGCATGAAATTCTAAGTATGTCACTTATATCTGAAACAGCTATTACGAAAGGTAGACTTGTAGCACTTGGAACAGCGGATAATACCTGTACTGCTGTTACGGCGCAAGGCCAAGCTGTTTTTGGTATAGTAAATGAAGAAGTCACTGCTAGTAACGTTACTAATGGTAGGCACGTAAAAGTAACTATTGCAGGTGTGGTCAAAGCTAAAGCCGGTGCTGCTATTGCAATTGGTGACTTTTTGACTACAACCGCCACTGGTACTGTAGAACCTGCGACTACGGGTGACTACATTTGTGGTCAAGCTATTATGGGTGCGGCTAACGGTGATATTTTTAGTATGAACTTTATTCCAGCACCAGTTATTTCGGCCTAGAAAGGAAATTTTAAATGGCAGTTTATGATCCAGCAGGTGGCGGAAACGCACACATTGATCAGGTACTTACGCAAGTAAGTCTTAAATATACAAATGAACCACACATTGGTGAGGAACTAGTACCTAGCGTAGCAGTTTCACAGCAAAGTGATAAGTATTATGAGTTTGGCCGTGAGAATTGGCAGTTGGACCCAGTTAGCTCAATTAGAGCACCTGGTACACCAGCCGCTGAAATTGGCGGACGTACTCTATCTTTGCATACATACTTCTGTGTGGAACATGCATATAAGACTGCTGTAACTGAGGAAGAAGTCCAAAACTCAGATACACCACTCCAACCAAAAGCCGATGCCACTGAAGATTTGACTGACAAGCATATGCTTAGTCAGGAAATTGAAGTTTATACAGATCTTACTACAGCAGCTAACTTTAATGCTAATAATACTGTAACTTTGGCTGGTACGGATCAGTGGTCAGATTCAGTCAACTCAAATCCAATTGCGGATATGAAGACTGGTCGGGATGCTATCCACGCTAGTATCTTTAGGCGTCCAAATAAAACTGTAATTCCTTATCAAGTAATGTCACAGATTGAAGATCATCCAGATCTGATTGAACGCATTAAATACTCGGAACGAGGAATCCTTAACTCTACTATTATGGAGGCACTTTTCCAAACTGGTAAGGTGCTAATTCCTGGTGCTGGTTTCAATTCAGCCAACCCCGGCCAAGCAGATACGTTTGGTTATATTTGGGGTAAGGATGTTGTAATGGCATTTGTAAATTCCAAGGCCAAGATCAAGCAACTTTCAACCGCTTATAAGTTTAAGTGGCGTTACCCTAGTGGCCAAACTCGTATTGTGGATGGTTGGTACGATAAGGACCGCAAGTCAGATATTGTACGTATCCAAGAGCGTTGGGATATGAAGCGAGTTGCAGTAGATGATGCAGGCTTGCATATTGCAGGTTACCTAATTAAGGATGCGATAGCCTAATGACTAAGCGTCTAGTCGCTCAAAGTACAATTAAATTTGGTATGGGTGAAAGAGATAAGTCAGAAATTACTGACAGGGGTGACATCTTTGACCCAGCAGGTAAACCACGAGATCAGGTAAGGCGACTGATTAAAATTGGTGCGCTTAAGGTTGTGGACTTCCCAGATGAGAAATCACCACAACCAGAAAAGAAAAAGAAAGGGAAAAGCAGCCAGAAGGTAAAAGAAGAAGAAGAAGAAGAAGAAGTAGAGCAAGAAGAAGCAGAGGTAGAAGAAGTAGAGTTACAAGATAAGGATGACGATTAAAGATGGCTATTGAGTTAGTTCAGGCAGACGTACAGGCATATTTGCATAATACTAAATATAGACTAGGTAAGCTTGAAGATGAATTGACAAGCTTTTCTGTTAACTATATAACTGGTAAAGTGCGTTCAAAATATGATATTTCTGGTTGGACTGACGCCACAAATACACCCCCTTTAATCCTTAACTTGATGAATATCTGGTATGCAAATCTGTACCTACGGCTGAAATCCTCAGAGGAAGACGGCTTTACTAAATATGCAGATTTTTTAGTTGGGTTGGTTAATGACCAATGCCAAGCAATCGTTGATGGTGATGTAAGTTTGGAAGGCCAACTTACCGATCCAAATTCAGCTGTAGGTGCAGAACCAGAGTTTTTTCCAACAAATGCAGCAACTACCATATGGCAAGAAGATCACAATGCCGATGGAAGTTCAGGCGCAGTTGGAGCGGCTACACAAGCATTTACAATGCAAATGGAGTTTTAATGGCTCAAGCTAGATTGATTTATTTTGAGTGGCATCCAGAGCCACTTGATAGGGGCCAAGCTTTAAAACGAGTAGCTAATGAATTACGTAGAACGAAAGTTCCAATTGCTAATTCAATAGTTAACGTAATGGTCCCATCAATAACAGAGAACTTTAAGAGTCGTGGGCGGCCAGGATGGAAACCACTAGCAGCTAGGACAGTTGCGCTTAAAGGTAATGATAGACCACTTGTAGATACCGGTAAACTAATGAAATCTGTTACCGGTATAGATGCTTGGAATATAGATGATGGTGAGGCATCTTTAACAGGTAAACCACATTACGGTCCACTACACAATACCGGATTCTTTAATGTTAGGTATAAAGTTAACGTGCCTGCTAGGGTTTGGGCTATGTATCACGATCAGGATATAGATAATGTGGTAGAGGAATTTGTCGATTGGATGGAGGGAGTGTTTAACCGTGAGTACAACTAAAAAGGCATCAGAAGTAGCCATCCACATACAGGATCTGATAGATGGTGTTAGAACTGACTACGGTATCGAAGGTGTGTATTACGGAGATATTGCACAGATAGTAGATTCCGTATGTGTTTGTGTGGAACCAGCAAATAAAATAATCGAAAGAATCAATACCGGTTTACAGTCTAATGTGGAAATGCGGATTGCAATTATTGTTTATGTTTCTAGTGATGATGGAGCGGAAAATGTCCAATCAAGGGCTGATTCACTTTGTGAAGACCTAGAATCATATATCAATATGAAAGCAGCACCACAGACAAACTTTAACCTAGAGGGTAACAAACTAGGCGGTCTAATTATAGACGGAATGATAACAGAAGTTAATTATGATTACAGGCTACCAGGGGGACAAATAACTAGGGCGAATCGAATGATATTTACTTGCTTATCCAGGGTAGGAGTAGTATAATGGGACAACTAACAGTTAATTTAACTAATGTGGCAAAAGGCAAAAAAGTAGATTTACCAACTCTACGTAAATACGGTCCATTTAAAGATCCTTTTTTAAATGGTCAAGTATATGAAATTCCTAATATGGACATGGACTTAGTTATTGGTAGTGAACTTGAAGGTCAAACAATTGAAAGTACATTCACAGATATAAAGGATGATTAGATATGCCATTAGGTATCGGTGCTGCTGGTGTCGTTGGTATTGGTTTTGAGGCTTTAGCCACACCAAATACTTATGTAACACCAATCAAATTTATTCCTATTGAGAACGAAAGCCTTAAATACAATCCGACGGATGTAGAACGTAGGCCGCTGCAAGCTAGTGCAGATATTATTAATATAAAACTTGGTCATGGTTCTGTTGAAGGCGATATCAAGTTTGCTGTATACCATGATGTACTAGCTTACTTTTTGTATGCATCCAGAGCCAGTATTACTAAGGCTGGTGCTGGTCCTTATACTTATACTGCTGTTGGTTCTCACGGAGCTACTGCTTCATATACATTGTCTATTACTGTTGAGCGTAATGGTGTTGTATATGCTTACACTGGCTGTGTTGTGGGTAAGACATCGTATGCTCTTGAAAATGGTATTCTTATGTGTACCGCTTCAATTGTTGGGCAAGGTCAGTCTACACAAGCTTCACCAGTAGAAGCTTATACATCAACTGATAATGAATTTTCTGCTGGCCAATACGCAATTGAATATGATGATGTTGTTGTAACAGATGTTGACGAGTTCACAATTACTATCGATGATGCGGCTCAACCATTGCATCGTGTTACGAACACTAGAGATGCCAGTGCTATCGCTTTTGGAGCTAGGACTGTTGAGATTAGTTTGTCAAGAGATTTTGAAAATAAAGCAGAGTACAATCTTTTCCTGGCAGGCACAGCCCAAAAACTAGAATTTATTGCTACTAACGGCACAAACGTACTTACGTTCTTGTCACCAGTTACAAAGATTAGCACTCATGAAGTCCCATTGTCCGGGGCTACTGATCTAGTAAGGGCGTCTATTAATTATAAGAGTGTGCATGATGCAGTATTAAGTTCAGCTTATAGTCTTGAAATTACTACAGATGAAGATATAACTGTACCAGTCTAAAAAGTTTATATATTTTAAATAAGAAACGGAACTATAATGGTAATTGCTAGCGTAAATACGGACACTCAACGCTTTGAGTTGGAGTCAGTAGAAGGTGGTTGGGTTGAACTTAAGGAATTTGGTTATGGTCAATCCCAACGCCGATTCTCTGAACTAACTAATATGAAGGGTAGTTTCGGTGATAATGCTAAGTCTGAAGATAGGTCACTTGAAATTGGTATGCTTCAGGATAAAGCGGCTGAATTTGATTTTCGGCATTGTATTGTCGACCATAATTTGGAGTATTTAGATTCACAAGGTCAAGTCAGGAAGTTTAATTTTAAAGGGAAACACTCACTTGAGAATCTAAAGGCATCCATTGGGGAAGAAATCAGCGGACTTATTGAAAATATAAATATTATTGACACTGAAGGAGCAGATGGCAAGGGAAACTAGCAGACCGCATACAAAAGGCGGTCCTTTACCAGAATAATAAAACGGATTATGAAGTAACTTTTTTTATAGAGTTATATTACTTATGCAAAGAATTCAATTCCTTACCAACATCAGGTGGAGTATTAGATCAGCCAACATCTATTATAAATGGTTTATTACATGTAATGTCTGCCTTAAAAATTAAGTATGACAGAGATAATCCACCCGAAGGGAATAAAAGGTAAGTAATGGCACTATCAACTAGAGAGTTATTATTAGTTCTAAAAGCTAGAGATGAAATGTCTGCTATAATAGATAAAAATTCAGCAGCATTACAACGTATGGGAGCCATAGGGGAAACTACATCTAGGGCTATGGCAATAGGTACTGGTTTGGTTGCTACTGGTACGGCTCTAAAAAACCTTGGGCGTGTGGCATTAGACTTTGGCCAGGATTCATTAGATGCAGCTAAAATGGCACAATCGGCCCATTCTCTAATTGCCACACAAGCACAGAACTTAAATCTAGTTGGTAAAGATATTGCCGCCATGATAGAGCAAGTTGGTCGTGCTAGAGCCGTACCATTAGATGATCTTAGAAGCTCCCTATTTGAGATCCTTTCTACAGTAGAAACAGATGTACCGGGCGCAATTGAAATCCTTGATGCTTTGGGTATTGCTGGTGTGGCCGCTCAAACAGGATCGACGGCATTTGCCGGTGCTGGTACTGCATCTCTAAATGCTTTCGGCTTAGAAGCTGGTGATACACTTAGGGTTCTTGATGCAATGTTTAGAGCGGTTGAACAAGGCCAAGGTAGTTATGATAACTTCGCCGCTGGTTTCGCTTCAGCTATTCCGTCTGCACAAGCATTTAATCAGACTATGGAAGACACATTTGCGGCTGTAGCACTTGTTACTAAAGCAACTGGTCTAACTGAAGCCGAAGCTGGTACAGCAGTAGCACGTGCATTTGACCTATTTAAGAAAACAGACATACGTAAAAACTTGGCCGAGCTTGGTGTTCAGGTAGTTGATAGCCAAGGCGACTTTAGAAGTATTGTAAGCGTATTGGGAGAGCTACAAGGCGCACTAGGTGGTTTAAGTCCCGCTGCTAGAGAAGCCGCACTAGAAGATATTTTTGGTGCTAATATTCGAGCCTTTAGGTTCTTGAATCCTACAATTGAAAACTTAGAGCTATTTAACTCTGTAGTTAAAGAAGTCAATGCTGGCCTTGATGAAGGTAGCGGTATTTTAGGTGCTTATGCAATAGTAAGTAGAGATGCAGCAGCAGCCGAACAACAGTTCCAAAATAACTTACAACTAGTTAAAGAGCAAGTGGGCGCTGTATTATTGCCGGCTTATGTACAGTTACTAGAGATTGGTAATAGACTTATAGGAATGTGGGAGGGACTGTCAGAGTCCACACAAGAAACCATTATTAAGTTTGTTATGATTGTATCTACAGTAGCTGTTGTGGTCGGTACCATAATGACATTTGTTGGCGGCTTGTTACTAGCTAAAGCTATGTTAGCTTTCTTTGGCGTAACTTTAGGTGCTGTTATTGCTACTGCTGGTGTGGCCTTATTAGTGTTTGCCGCAATAGCAGCAGCAGCATATTTAATATATGCCAATTGGGATACAGTAGGTCCAATATTTCATAGTGTAAAAGATGCAGTTATAGCTTTCGGTCAAGCAGCTTGGTTGTGGATACGTGAAACAGCCATTCCCGCTCTACAAGAATTTGCCGCCAAGGTTGCTGAAATAGCCGAAATTGTATGGGCATTTGTTACTGGTACTATTGTTCCATTTGTGGCTGAAGTCATAGCTAAGATCATGGAACTTAAAGACGGAATTTTATCTGCCGTTGATTTTATTCTAGCCAAGTGGGACGAGTTTGTAGCTTGGTTAAATGAAAATATATTGCCTGGTTTATTGACAGTAATAGAAACAATAAAGATTGAATTTAACTCACTCAAAGAAGCATTCAACCAATCTTCTACAGAAATATCTGCTATTTTAACTTGGCTGAAGGATGTCTTTGTATTAGCTTTTGATTTTATACTTATTTACATGCAGTTTGCATGGGAAGGTATTAAATTAATATTTAGTATAGGTATGCTAGTTATTACTGATGTATGGGTTATTGCTTGGAATTTTATTAGTGATTATGTTGTTATTATATGGAATCTAATAACCGGTTTGTTAGATGGTGCCATTAAGATAATTTCAAATATAATTAAATTAGGCTTAGCTCTTATTCGTGGTGATTGGGGTGCGGCTTGGGATGCTATTAAAGGTATAGCCGCTGGTGCTTGGACAACAATAACAGCCATAATTAGAGCTGGCTGGGAACTGGTAAAACTTACATTCCGTACAGCAATAGCAATAGTTAAAGTTGTATTTACTCTCCTATGGGAATCTCTTAAACTTACATTAAGTACAGCCTGGTCAGCAATGAAAGAAAGCACTGCCTCTGGATGGGAGTCTGTTAAAGAGTTCTTCAGACTTGGTAAAACATTTATTGAAAACCTATTCAGTAATGCTAGTACACTTCTAAAAAATGCTGGTAGAGATATTATTAGCGGGCTTTGGAATGGAGCTAAAGAGGTTTGGGAAAGGATGAAGGGTTGGTTAACAGGTATAGGTAATATCATTACCAGTATTAAAGGCCCACCAGAAAAAGATAAAGTGCTACTAGTTAATAACGGTAGGCTTATTATGAAGGGATTTCATAAAGGTCTATCTGATGGTTGGAGTGATGTTGAGCGCTACCTTTCAAACTTACCAATAGAACAACAAATGCATTTTGGTGTTGCTGCTAGATCCAACGTTAGTATTGACCATATGCTTAGATCAGATGACGATGCCAAGACTGATGGTCTAATAGATGCTATACGTGAACTAAGCGCTAAGGTATCAGAGATGGAATCTGGCGTTAATGTTGATGGCGATCTATTGCTTACTAAGGTCGGTGGTAAAGGCACTGAAGATGACGATGACGATCTATGGGATAAAATAGAAAGATCTGGTATGTAATGGCTTTAGGAGACCTAGTTGTCGGTCCTTTTGTTTTTGAATTTAATGGCCTAGCTATAGGTGCGGATACAGATTATCTTGTTACAAAAATCAAAAATTTGATAGGCTACACATCAAATTCTTCATCAAGTCCGACCTTTGGTAGGCATGGTTCATCTAGCGAAAGAATCTATGCAGAACAAAAAGATGTTATTATAGATGGGGATTTTCTAACATCTGACGATACTGATTATCAAATTAAACGTAGGCAATTAGCGTCGGCTTTTGCTCCTACTGTAGCACCTATTGATAGGCAATATTTAGTTTATCAATTACCGGATACAGGGTCGACTAAAATTGCTATGTCTTGTGCTGCTGTAGGGTTAATACTACCAATAGACCCTATGCACGCTATAGGCCATGCTACATTTAAGATTAAATTAGAGGTTACTGATCCAGTATTATATACACTCACTGAAACATCCACTATGTTTACTATGCCGTCAAGTTCTGAAATTATTACTAATAACGGCAATGCAAAAAGTAAATGGTCTGCAACTTTAGTTGGTCCTTGTAGTTCCCCAATTATTACAAATGACGATACTGGTCAAAGCATATCATTTTCTAAATTGGATCTAGGTGGTAGTGACACTTTAGTTTATGATTCTGATACAAGTACAGTTAAAGTAAATGGCTCATCAGTTAGCGGTTTGCTTGACATAGGTTTTGAATGGTTTGATCTTGCTGTTGGGGATAATAATATTAGTTTCTTAGGCCAAGACGCAGGCTCAGCTTCATTTACAATTACCCACCGAGACGCATTTTGGATACAATAATATGGCTACAGCTTACTTAACAACTCGCCCACCTAAAAGCACTCAGTTTCTAACAACTAGAAGGGACGAACCCTCTGGTGCAATTGTAATACATACAGCAGAAAATCACACAGACTTAGTTTTACCTGATTCAGGCGCTGAAGGTGTAGCTAGATTTATATCTAATAGGTTGAATCCTGGCTGCTACCATTCATGTGCCGATTCTGATTCTTGGATTAAAATTGCCGATTATAACTGGCAGGTATTTGGTGAGGCTACTGGCGGCAATAAATTTGCCTTACATGCTTCTGTTGCCTGTACATCATCTCAGTGGGGCCAACTTCTAAAATATGATTGGGGCTGGCGTGCAATTGGAAACCTAGCCCTTGCTATAGAAGATAAAATTGAATTTTTAAAAAATGAACATGGAATTATTGTTCCTATACGTAGAATTAATAGGCAACAATACTATAATAGGGAACCTGGATTTATTAGTCATAAAGAAATAGATCCAGCAAGACGGTCTGATCCAGGAAAAGATTTTCCATGGAGCGCACTTTTCAATAGATTAAATACGGGGACAATTAAAAGGATAAAAATAGTGTCTGGTATCAATTACAACGAATATACAAAGCAAATTCAAGACGAGCTTATTAAATTAGGTTTTGATGTCGGCCCATCTTTGGCTGATGGTAAGCTTGGTAGAGACACACATAACGGTTTTAATGCGTTAGTAGATGCATATAAAAAGTTACGTTATACACCACCGCAACCACCACAACCAGTACCAACAATAGTAGATGCAGCCGCTAGAAACTTTATAGATAGTCTTAATAAACTATCCGAATCATTAAATAAATGAGCACACAGTTTACTCCATCTGATAGTGCATCTCAATTTAAAACTTGGATGCGTAATGTAGAGTCAAGGCTTGAGAATTTAGAAAGTAGAACCTATACTCAACCTGGTGGCTCTCTTACATTAAAAACTTCCAAGAACGAAACGGTGGTAGAAGTATCGCCTACAGAGGGTTGGATATATCCAAAGCCACAAGTCACTTTTACTTCTGCTAAACCACTTACAACAACGTCAGCTACATTTGAAGACTTGTGGAAGGTATGTGCAATAGCCACGGCTAAAATTCTAGTTGTAAAATGTTCTATAACTGCTGGCGCAACCACAAAGGGTAGAGTCCGACTTAAATTTGGTAATTTTGTTACTGGTGAAATTGGTGCTGATTCTGAAACGAAGTCGGCTTTGTTTGTGTGGGACTTACGAGAATTAATCGAATTGAATTTAATAAGCCCATTAGTTGTGCAAGGAATACGTGAAGAAGGTGTAGGAGATATTGAAATTACTGCACCTGACTTCGCATATTTTATACATGAAGCCAATGACGCATCTCCCACTGGTATACCATTAGGTTAGGAAATTAATTGACTGAACTTAGCTCATACACATTTCTTACTACTAACCTTTTGACTGGTGAAATTATTTCGGAAGTTGAACTATCATCTTGGCGTTTCAAAGACATATATAATGCTGTCGGTGGAGGTAACGCAACAGCTAGAATAGATGCGCCCACAACTACAGAGAAAAACTTTCTGGATTGGGGGTCTGCATTGTGGGCAGTTAAAGATGGTGTAATTGTTAACGGAGCTTTAATTGGTAAAATACAAAGGCGTGCCAATTCAAGAGTCTTAACAATACCTCTATTAGGATTTATGGAGTATTTCCAACATAGATTCTTACGTAGTAATCAGGGTATGAGTTATGCTACACATGTGGATAGACTGATTAAATGGGATAAAGTAGAGCAGTTCTGCGTATTTAGTGATTTAATAAACCATGCTCAATCTTATACAGATGGTAATATTGGTGTAAATGTTACTTGGGATACTGTATCAGATGTTCTTGTAACGTCCAGTAGGTACGATTATACATATAAAAGAGTGGCTGTAGCCATACAAGAACTAGTTGAGCGGGAACCTGGTTTCCAGTATAGGTATGTTTATGGTGAATCTGATAACAAGCCAACAGTAAATTTCCATCTGACTTACCCGTCACATCAGCAATCTCAAGAAGCATTAATATTTGTACCAGAGGAAACTAGGGTAGAAACTATAAATGTTATTAATGCTTTAGAGGTCGACGGTGTATCTGGTAACTATAGTGATACAGATAATGCTACATCGATAGTCGGGGATTTTGAAATTATAGCTAAGATTGAGGCTGATGATTATACGCCAGCTTCTATACAAACTATAACCTCTAAATGGCTTGAAACTGGCGACCAACGCTCATGGAGATTGCAGTTATTAACAGATGGAAAATTGCGGTTTGAGTGGTCGGAAGATGGGATTGCAGTTTTACAAGAAGATTCTGATTCTGCCATAACAGCTACAGATGGTGAAGAAATAACTGTCAGGGTTACACTAGATGTTTTCGATCCTGGTACATTTTCATATAAAGTTTCTTTTTTTGAATCTGTAGACCACGGTGTTACATGGACTGCTATAAGTTCAGATCCATTTGAAGAAACATTCTCGGTTCTATTTTAAGTTGGGCTGAACTGCTCCGGTACAAATACCTTACCTAAACTATTGTAGGTATTCATAGGTTGTGCTCTCATTGGTGACGTAAACCCAGTGTTTGTGGATGTAGGTAAATTAGCCTGCATCATTATACCTATGTAAAGGAGCAACTGTGTCTAGTCATGTATCTGATAAACTTAATTTAAAAGCTCTTAGATGCTTATTTCAATATGACGATGTATATTCAGTATACACATGTGGCCGTACTTTTGATTATAATGATGACGATGTTGATGTTTGTACTGGACATGCAAGCCGTTATACAGGTAATCCGCCAGTTGTAGATGCTGATGGCAATATAATAGGCGATAATATTAAAGTACCATTGCTAACTAGCACTTCGGACGATGATACTGTAGATGGTGACGGTGCAAGAAAAGTAAAAATAACTGGTCTAGATGGTTTTGGAAACTATAAAGAAGACATTTTTGATCTGATAGGTACTAAGCACGAGCTTGTAAATAGAAGTTTTTTTAGGCGTGTATTTACTGCTGAAGTTGTAGAGGCTGGTAATGCTGGCGCTAATATTGGTACTATTACAATTGACGCTTGGCGCAATCCTGCTATACTTTACGGTGTAATTGAACCTCGTCTAAATGCAATGTTTAATAGTACCTGGACTTGTCCAGAAGGTTATGTTGCGCTTTTGGTTAAGCGTGAGTTGGCCACAATGAATGTAATCGGCACACCTAAATACTGGAAAGAATTAGCAACTGTAGTTCGTAGGCGGGCCAAGACTGTATGGGAAGTACACGAACCGACTCTTATTTATGCTAATCAAGGAATTGTGACGCAAGAGTTTGAATGTTCGCCAGTAGTTTTATATCCAGGTGATGACATAGCTGTTAGGGTACTAAGTAAAAAGGGTGGTGCCATCCAATGGAATACAACTGCGAACCAGCAATTAGTTGCTGTTAGAATAGAAAATTTGCCATCACCTGCTGGCATCATCCCACGATTTAAGCCTCCTAAAGAACTTGAGGCATTATCATCTACTTAGAATAGGAAATTTTATGTCAGATCTACGTACTGATTTTGTTGATCTAGAAAACTTTCATACACTTAATCATAATGAAACTAATGAGCAAGTTAATATTAATTCTAGACCAGCTACAAATTACACAGTCACACATTCAGCATCTGGTATATTAACTCTAGATGCTCTAAATGGGCATAGCCAAACTGTAACTGTAGAGGCTGATATAACGGATTTTTCTGTTACTAATTTACCGGATGGATTACCATTCTTACTTATACTAGTTGGCGATGGTGTATCCGAACATGAAGGAGATTTTAGTTCAATTGAGTTAGATGATGCTAATACATTGTCTGATACTATGTCAATTAAACCTACTGCTAGGTTACATATATGTTTTGTGCAGCATACTATAGCTGCTGTTAAACATTGGTGGGCGGCTGGTGGAGTAATTAACTACTCTGGTACCGAGTCGGTGGTACCATCTGGTCTTAGTTTGGTCGGTGTAGCTGAACTAAATTATACTGGTAGCTGGTCGTCCACCCATAGTATACCTTTACCAACGGGTATCGTAGAAGGAGATCTAATTGAGATTTTGGTTTCTACACAAATGGACCCTGTTAGACCTAATCCAAGTACACCGTCTGGTTTTACTCAACGTTGGGACGCTGGCGGCGACGTAGGTTATAGACCTAGGGTCGCTAAATTCTATAAGATTGCTACTGGTGGGGAATCTGGTTCGGTAGCGGTTAGTTGGAGTGAATCTTTAAGGGCGCATGGATGCTCAATGGTATTCCGTGGGGTAGACAATGCCATACCTTATGATGTAGCCGCTCCTACTGAGTTTGTCGGATCAGGTAACCCAAATCCACCGGGCGGTACAACTGTTACCGACAATTGTTGGGCTATTGCTTATTGTGTTGGTAATTTATCTGGCGGCACTCCTTCAACAATCTCATCAGGTTACACATTGCTAGTCGACCAAGATGCTGATGATAGATCATTTGTGAACTGTTACTTCGCTATGGGTGTGGCTGGTGCTGAAGATCCGGGCGCTTATACTTGGAATACAGATAACTCTACTGCTATGACAGATTTTCTGAGGCCGGCATAATGGGATTAAACGGATACTTAAATTCATTATGTACAATATCGCATCCATATGCTGGACCTATCTATATAGGCGCACCTACACCTAAATACGTTGGTTATAGGAATGATATATTACCACGTAACCAAGTACCAGAATGCACACCATTACCAGAGAATATAACGCCGACTGGCTCTGGTAGATTTAGAGATGCTTTAAATTTATCAACGTGGAATACATGTGTTAATAATGCTCAACCTGGTGATGTTATTAGAATCATAAATAGCATACCAAGAAACTTGACTGCAAGAGGGACTAAGTATAATTTACCCGGTGGCACTGCTGTAGATGGGACTGAAGAAGACCCTATAACTGTTATTTCTGTCGATGATTCATGGATCGACCCTGGTGATGTATCCAATGGTTATAATGGCCTAGAGATAGCCGGTCTGGATCATTGGAATGTTGTAGGTGTAAATGTTAAGAATAGCCAGAATGGTATAGCTCTAATAAACGTAGAAGGTACTGAATCGTACCCAGTGCGTGTTGCTAGGTGTAAAGTTCAGAATATAGGCCGTGCAGGTATTATATTTAAAGGCTGGTGGCAACCTGTAGTAGCCTCTAATGGTGTGGCTCCAATAGGAGATGGTAACTCATACGGTTATAGTAAGTATATTCTTTGTGAAAAAAATGATATTACTCTTGTGGGACGTTCTAGTTCTGCCGATGGAATAGGGATTGAATTAGGTTTAAAGGGTACGCCAGGTTGGATATCTTATGCCAATGAATTTATTATAAGATATAACGAGATCTCGCACTTTACATCTAGTGGTATTTCACCTTGGCCAGGCTGTAGGAATTTTGCAATACATGATAATATTATTAGATCTGGTGCTGCTCATGATGGCGCCCCATTAAATCTATGTTACATGGTCTCTGATATAGACTCTAAACCGGGGTGGATGCCTGGTGACATTTTAGGTTATGTGGAAGGCAATAGAGTATTTGATTTAAATATATCTGAAACTACAGACATAAGTAACGACTATATGTGTATGATGGGTATGAGTGGTTTGCGTATAGCCAATAATTTATTCTGGGCTTATCCAGATGGAGTTTCTCCATACAATCCAGCCATAGTAAAACAGGCACCTAAAGTTGGTACTCCGGCTCTTGCTGATTATGGTACTGCCACAACTTGGTTACGTAACAATCTTTATTGGGGTAAAGGTTATGAGGATCTAGGTTATGGTACTTTTGGGACACCGTGGGTATGGGGTAGCTTTAGTCGCATAAATGATATCTATGCTTCAGGTTACTCAGGTGGTCAACATGCGGCTACTTCAGGTGATTTTGATGGCGCTTTAGAAGCTGTAGGCTATATAGACGGGGCCGATAATAATGGTTGGGGTTACGGCAGTAGCTTTGATTTAGCAGATCTGTCTCCTTTAGTAGGTGCCGGTACCGCCTTTACTGTTGCGGACTTGTTTATCGAAAGAGATATTTCACAAAGAATTATTCCTGCGTCCACACCTAATCCCGGACCATTCCAAAGTTATTTATAAGGAGTTAATTATGGTAGCAACTGTATGTAACATTGCAAAAGGCAGAATAACAGAGTTCCATAAAAGAGTAAATGATAACGATCCGGCTAACTCTGCTCTTGTGGTCGTACTACTTAAAGTTACAGAGTCTCATGCGTTACTGGAAGATTATGATACTTTATCTGCTTTACTAGCAGGTAGTAATACTGAATGTGATTTTACCAACTATACACGTAAAATTTTAACTGACACCGATATTGGTGCGCCAGTTATAAATGATACGAGTGATAGAGTCGAACTAGATATGGACAATGTAGTGTGGACTGCTGGTGGAGGGGCAGTAAATAATACCGTATACACTATAGTTGTTTGTTATGATGACAATACAAGTAGCGGCACTGATGCAAATATAATACCAATGGCTGTTTATGACGCAAACATACTTGTTCCAGGTACCGGCGTGACTACTAATGGATCTGATCTAACTTGGGTAATTGATGCACCAGGATATGCTAGGGCCGAATAATGGCCTATCCAACTCATGAAGATGTAACAGAATCAACTACAAGAGTAGCTAACACAAGCCATACTGTCTCATGGCCCACAACCACAAACAATAATGATCTATTATTACTAATAGGTACATTTGAAGTTGGTATGACTGTACCGACTGCTGCTGGTGGATTTACCGAATTAGATTCTGATGGCAGTAGTGGTACTGCTTTTGTATGGGCAATGATAGCTGACGGTACCGAATCTGGTACTTTTACTGTTACTTCTGCCTCATCAACTGAAGCTGCATTTCAAATATGGAGATTCAGTGGTACAAAAGGTGGTATAGTTTTAGGTACTGATCTAGAAATCTCTACCCATAACTTTTGGGGAACTTTCCCATGGTCAAACTCAGTTACTCCTACTTGGGGAACTGAAGATAATAAGATTCTAACAACTCTACATTCTAAACCGGATGGAGAAACACCAGCTAGTATACCTACTGGGTTTGCTAATGATACTACTACTGTATCCGGTTCCCCTGACCCACCATATCTAGTAGGGTCTAGTACTGCTACGGAATCGACTGTAACTGAGAATCACAGCATTAATTATCCAACCGTATCAGGTGGGATAAAAGATGGCGATTTTATTATTATCACGGCAGGTGCTGACCAAGCAGCAAATCCAGGAAATGTCTACCCTCCTAGTGGTTTCTCAACTCTGATCGGGGCCGCCCATGGCGCTACCCAACAAAAACTTTATTCTTGGTTTAAACGTGCCGACGGAACCGAAACATCGGCTGATACGGAAACATGGACTACTAGCGCTAGTGATCCAGCACTATCTCAAACCCACATGCGTATCTATCGTGGAGTCAATACTGGCGCAGATATTGATTCATGGAAAGTTAGCTCTAACGCCGGTGGTACTAGTGCCGCACCAGATCCAAATCAAGTACCTAATGTTCCATGGTATCCACCAGAAGGATCACGTTGGATAGCAGTAGGTGTTGCCTATTATAATGGTGTTACAGTAAGTTCAGCTCCGTCAGGTTATGCTAATCTCGTTGGCGCTCCGTCTGGCGGCAACATTACCTTAATGACTTCGGACTTCACAAGTACTGCTGCATCAGAAAATCCTGGTGCGTACGGTATCAATACTAGTGATGACTGGCGTACCCATGCAATTGCATTAGCACCAGCGGACCCTACACATGCTGGCGTAACTGGTGCATTAGATGATGATAATTCCGCTACCGTATCTCCTAGTGCATGGTCATGGACAGATGGTGAAACATCTACTGAATGGACAGTAGCTATACGTCCCGGCAGTAGTATAAACATGACTGGTGAGGTAGCTAGCGAACTAGACACCGCTTCAGCTAATGATTTAACACCTACTGGATCGGCCCCAATTGGTGGTGATATAGCTGTTGAAGTTGACACTGCTTTCGATAGTCAGCTTTACAAGGGCACTGCTATATTTGCCGGAACAGCCAACGAAGAAGTAGCCTCGCATAACGATGGTGTGGATGGTAACTTCACCGGTCGTGTTTTATTTGTAAGAGTTAATGAAGGTATTAATGGGACTAATAGATTATACTTTGATCCTAGGCTAGTGCCGGTAGGTGCATTAGACTTTACTAGTATCAATGGTAATGTGTGGACTGTTAACAATACCGCTGAAATTGTTGTACATAAAACAGAGACCATCACTAGAAAAGTACCTTCAGCCAGGAAATCGAATGTTATTAACTTTGATGAGGATGGTTTCAATCGCCCCGTAACCGGTTGCGCTATTATTGGGTCAGGTGAAGGATTAGAACAAGTTACAGCTTATGTAAATGCTTCACAAGGTGTGGTGCCTTTATGGGAAAATAAAATACAACGCACTGAACAAGATGATGTTGATGAACTTATTAGAGCAGGTAAACAGAATCTAGCTTCTAATCCAGATCGTGCCGGTCAAATAACAATAGATATAGATCCTAATATAGTACCAGATGTTAATGTAGGAGATTTAGTAAGATTAATAATACGTGATGGCTTTACAAACATAGATACTATTGATTTTTGGGTAGGTTCTATTTCAGTTACTTTAACTAAAGAACAAGATACTATTGTAAGAATGGAGCTTGCACAGTAAAATGGATGCCGCACTTAGTTCTGATATGGTGTTACCTTTATTGGTCGGTGGAGCTAAGTTTGGTGCCCCTATTGCATTTGCCACTTACCTATTTAGAATTGTTAGTAGCGCATATAAAGATTCTATAACCCAATACCAAAACTTAGTTGTCACTACAGAGCAAAATAATGATCTGCTAAGAAAAAGAATTACTGAACTTGAAAAGCAGGTAAAACAACTCTTGGATCAAATAACTGAATCTAGATTTAAAGAATTAGCATTGTATACTAAAGTTCAACTTCTTAGTGTATTACAAGATGAGACTGACAGGAGAAATACATAATGACACCTTCAAGTTTAGCCGCTAAGGTTAAGAAAGCAAAAGATAGGCTAGCTGTTCTATTAAGCAACATGCTAACCTATCTTATATTAGCTCAAACTGGGCTTACGTGGGTCATAGCAAATGATGTACTTGATTTTGCTCCACAATATACTGAGTGGGCAGTTGTAAGTTTATCTGGCGTAAGTGCTGTAATTATATTTATACGTCGTGTTGCTCCTGTTGAAAAGGGTGAGAGGGGTTTACTTAGTACTGACTCCAAATAATGCAGGATATATAGCATTCATCCTTTTATAGTTATCTTGGATGTTACTACTGGATCTCAACACTGAGTTTCTAAGATTTCTACTAACTTGTTTATTAGTAGTTACATAGGTTAACAAATGGCGCATCGCTGAGTTTATATCAGGTGCGCCATTTGTGCTTTTCGAGCCCTTTGTGTGGAATCCATAGGCTTTAAGTTTCGCTTCTGTCCACAAAACTTTATCTCCCATAGCTAGTGCTGGTGATTGTGTAACGAATGGAATATCATAGTGTGCACAGAATAATTTAATTACTCCTATATATTCACAGGATATGAGACTTAGACCTTGATAAGCATGGCCTTGATCGTTAGTTATAACTCTATAATCAAATGTTTCAAATACTATAATTAAGTCTCCATGAAGTTGATAATGTAAATCTAAAAACTCCCATAGGAATTTGTGATGATTTTTACGTAAAATAGCTCCTGTGTAGAATGTGAAATTTTTCTCATCTGGTGACGACAAGTGAGCTAAACCAGTAACTCCACCTGGATCTATTGCTAATACTTCCATTGTAAGCTACCTAAATCTGGCATCGATTGTTGCTCGCCTATTAAAGAAATTAAAATTATATAAAACACTAAGAATGCTACTGATATTACCCATCTAGTCATTTAGTTACCTTAATAATATCCAACCTAATAAAAATAATGAAATTATTATAAATACCAACGCCACAATTATCAAAAATAAAACACCAATTAATAATGCATTGTTTGAATTGTCTAATGTGTCATGTACTTTATTGGCTACTATATCCTGTAATGTGAAATTTTTATGCATGGGTCCGCCACAAGTCATGAGTATTAATTAATTTAATATCTCTTTCACGTGCCTCACGTACAATATGTGCCCTTGTGTTTGGTTCTATTAAATGAAAATTGTTTACTAATATTGTTACATTCCGTATACCAATAAAAGGAAATTGTTGTGCTAAGTCTATAAAATAGATTTGAATATTTAGTCTAGCTAGTTTAAACTCTTGTATCCATAACTTCATTTCATCACTGTGAACGTCATATACATATACATAACTGTCATTTATTGACGCCCAATAAATAGCAAATTCAAAAAGCCTTGCTACATGCTCATCACTATCAACTGAAAGTGTTTGTGTCATTTATAGTCTACCCTTCGCTTATAGCCCATTACAAAAGGCCACATGATTATAAATATCGATTACAACCATGTGACCTTAAGCTCACTTCTTATTCAATTAGTTCAATCTGTCCTTGAAATGTAAATGCGTAGTCAGTCTCTTTTATAGTAAGTATCACGGAGTTTTCTTGGAATGCATTGTCAATGATAGTTAATGTGTCATCTAGTCTAGCTGCATAGGCCATATCATTAGTAATACGATACGTACCTGGACTAATATCTACACCTACCAAATACACACCCCCAACAAAATTATTGAATACTGGGTCTACTACAGGCATATCTTCCACACGTATAGCAGATCCGCCTAACTCAACAAAAGCCACATCATCAGTCACAATCAAAAGTGACAAACCATTTAGAGTAAAGTCATTATTTAGGATTCCTTGGTCTTCATCAAGGATTGCCCAATAATCTTCCACCCTATAAATCCCAACTTCAAAGTCCGTACCAACAATGTAAGTACCAGCTTCATAGATAGGAGCAACTTCTGTTTCGGCTGAATCCACATGCTCTATCTCGCTCAGAACCGATGCATCTGGCATTGAGCTTTCATCGTCCGCCAGAGCATCAGAATCGCTCTCTGACGAGCTTGTGGTGCTCGTTGGGGCTACCTTCACGTCATCTAGTTGTGTGGCCGTACAGCCCGTTGTGGCTACTATAGTGCCCAAACAACACACAATAAAAATTACGAGTTTCTTCATTATCTATTCCCTTTTCCATTACACTTTATGAATTTAAATTATAGACTAAATCTTTACTTAGTCATCTTCCATTACCCATATATGCCAATTTTGTTTTAGCAACTCACGGTCACTTACTGCCTGTACACGAGCATCAAAAAATAAACTAAGATCCTCTGTAGGCAGATCGGTAACCGAGATTTCCTTAAAAACATAAACTGGTGGGGGATGTTGTATACCTGGCTCTTTAAGTGTTATTTCATAGACATTACCATTTATACATATTCTGTGAGATTCCACTATCCCTACTCCGTGGTTTTTGATTTGGTGAAATAGCTTTCATAGGCATCAGGATAATATTTCTTTATGTACTTTAATAGTTCTGTGTATTCTGGTATAGATATTACCCAAGTGGCCAATAGAGATACCGACAAGTGTGCAAGTCCGCTATGAGCATCAATACTAATTCTAGGTTTATTATCTTCACTCTTTTCATAGTAAGTTATATATTTAGGTGAAGTTAGTAAGTTACCCATAGATGTAATTTTTTGCATAGCTTTTGTATTTAGTCTTTGTCTAGCCATTTTAACTGGGAACCTTCCCTAATGATGTAGTGTATGTTTATAGTTGGGTACTGGAATTGTCGATTGCATAAACTCTACCGTCCATAACAGGTGTTGGTCCGTCATTAGTTAATACCACTGCATTACAATCAGTTTGTTTTCTAGCATTAGCGAGCAGGTTTTTATAATTGTTAAACGCCATTGCTTCTAATTCTGCCGACGACTTCATACAGGTAAAACATAAATATTGACCATTTTCACCATAAGGTCGAATATCATGCCTCTCTTTATCTTTTTTACAGATATAACATTTATTCATAGTTATGCCTTACTATCAAATACTGCTTGACGTACTGCACAATCTTTACCTTCGGCCAGTTTACGCAGAGCAACGGTTAGTTCGGGACCATCGCTCAATCGAGTAAGCAGATAAATAACCATTTCTGTAAACGCACTAGATATTTTTTGCAAATCCCCGTTCAGATGTTCGTACTCAAAAAGTAGGGCCATGTGCTGAATAGATGGATGACGGTCTTTTACAATTTCCTCTAGTTGCTTTTGTGGAGTTGTCTGTTCTTCTGCAAGTTCATAAGAAATGCTTTGTACTTTAGAGTCTATTGGATATGGATTACCCTGACTATCTAATGCCAACCAACCATCATCACAACTCATTTCTCCTTCGGATGTATCTACAGAGAATGGTTCATTAATTTTAAGCATGTATGTAGTGGCAACTTTCCTCCAAGCCCGCCATCCCGAACCAGGCATATCATCTTTAGTGAATGTTTTACGTGTCATTATTTATCCTTTGTTTTAAAATGGATCTTCATTAGTTCTTTGCCTATTAATAAACAGACTATCTAATTCGTTCATCAAGTCTATTATTTTATCACGAAGTTTTTTACGTCTATCAAATCTATCAACAACTGATACACCATGAATATATGCATCATAAATTTTAGCCATTGCGTCTTCATCCAACTCAGTGATGAATGTATCAAGAGTATTTATTGGTACTCTGTAATCCATGTAATGTAGAGCTATCCAAGTTTTGTTTATTGGTGGTCCAAGGTCAAACAAAACTGCGTCACTGGTAACCAAATCTAAATCTGAAATTACAGGTATTACGTCTATATGTTCTTTACCAACATCCATAATTAAAACTATTAAAAGATGTTTGTCACGTCGTACAACCCATATTTGACCACTAGCAATCGCATTCGGTTTCTTATAAAATATTTCTGATAATTGGGCAGAACTAAATAGTCTTAATTGTTCCTCGTAATTATAATGCATTGCCGGATCTACGCCATACACATAGTGGGGATTTGTAGTTAGGATTGTGTGCAAAAATTTTAATTTCATAGTTAGAAGGTAGAGCATTTAAGATCTCAGTGAAGTCAGTTGTTTTTAATAGCTCATACATTTTTTCTTGACTTCTTATTCTACGTCTTTTATGCTCACAAAATTTGCATAGGGTCTTACCCATAGCTAAAACTTCTGATTGATCCATAAATACTTTATGTGATCTAGAATTAGATTTAGTATGAGTACAACCAACATCTGGTAGGTGATAAACTTTGCTTATAAATTCCTTTAGAAATCTATCTTTTGTTACTATTACTTGCATACCCATTGCTCCTTTAATACATTTAAAATTATGAAATTTTTATGGGCATCTACGCCACAATATTAAACTTACCTGCTAACATCAATGGTCTAAATCAAGACCTTCTACTTTTATTGCGTCACATCCTGACTGTATAATATATGCATTTACGTACAATTGTGCACTTGGCCCCATATCATGGAAATCATCTATAGCTAACAGATGGTCGCCACGTCCATATAAAGCTGAATTATCTAAATGATGAATAAACGTAAGATCTATTTCTAGTCCTTCCCGCCGTAGGTTCCCAATTAGTTTCTTTGCCCAACTTGAGTGTGCACCATAGTAAAGTACTGGGCCATCATTCTCAGATGCCCACTCAATACATTTTTCTATAAGTCTAGTAGTCTTGCCTGAACCCCTTGACCCATATATGTATTGAATCATTAGCCGGTACCTGCCACATCAAAATGACCTACATTAAAACAGTTGAGGTTGCCACAAGCTCTGTACACTTTCATACCTGGCTTTAATGGTCCATGCTTTTGTTCATAAAGGTACCTATGAATGCTCATAGTCTTACCTCTTTTTGATGTGGATTTCATAGGTGACCCATCCTGTTTAAGTAAAGGATTGGTGTGGTCACAAGGTGTATAAAATGTCTTCTGCCTAATATACATTACTTTTTGCTACTTGTCTGTATCTTATCTATCTTGTCTTTCCATTCCTGAGATTTATTAACATGATCTTGTATGTCTTCAATCACAATGCCATACTCATCTAGCAGCATACCTAATTTATATATTGGTATTTTAAAATATATTGTGGCATATGTATTATCAAAAGTGTCGTCTGCATCCCTCAACCACCATGGATGGGTTCTTACTTCCTCAAATACATGTTGATACCTAGCCCTATTGTAGCCTCCAATCCTGCCGTATACTGCTATCAATGCTTCTTTAGGATTATCAACGTTACGTTCCAACCAACAATCACGGTACCTACCAAATGTACCAAAGCTGTATGCTTTGTCTGATGATTGCCCCTCATTTAATAGATTTAACACAATGTCAGAATTTGGGTTAGTTCCAAACATCGATTGATAAAAGTTCACAACTAATTATCCATTTTCTCTAAGATAGATTTGTGGCCATTATCGGCTAAACTATCTAACCAATTCTCTATGACTGTTAGTTGTGATTTAGCATCACGAACAACTTCACTAATTGCTTTTTTAATTTCTTTGTCGCTCTTATCGCTGATTATCACATTCCCGTACTCTGTAGTCTGTTTTGTGGTAGGTATGTTTAGTTCGATATACAACGTAACTGTATCAGAATCAAATCTTAATTTCATTATTTTGTCCTAGCTTTACCTGGTTAATTGATGTGGATTGCCCATTCTTATATCACTCATATTTGTTTTTATAAGATCACAAAGATTTGAATCTAACACTCCGGCTAAGAATGTTATGTACCATAGAGCATCTCCAAGTTCAGAAACTATTGAGTCTCTTACGGTCTTTGGTAATTCTCCTTGCTCGTCCCACTCTGGATCTTTTATTACATCTGAAACTCTCTTAGCTATGTCGCCAGTTTGACTAGCGAGCTTTAATGCGCCATATACTAATGGTGTTTCTCTTATACTATCTAAAGCTACTTCGTCTACGAATCGATCGTATTTGCCATCACTCATACAGTAAATCCAATCTTATATTATTTGTTGTTTTGCCCCATAAGATTATTCATAAGATATTCAATTGTATTTGAAGATCCTACTTTATCTACCTTCCAATCAAGACCCATATCAGTAATAAGATCTATAAATTCTTCCACTGTAAGACCTTCAACAATATCTGTCGTTGCGTCTTTTATTTCTTGATAGAAAGTTGCTGCTGCTTGAAAAGAACGAATAATGTACTTTTGTGCTTGAGCATCTTTTGGGTCTTGTTCTTTAGACTCGTTGTGCAATATTAGTAAATTTTTAGCTTGCTCCCAATCACAAGTAACGCCAGCTTCTACTACTTTTTCTAGTAAAGCAGCATGATATAGTATTATGCTATTACAATTTTCACACATTTCTAGCTTACCACTTTCATAGTTTGTGTTTATATTACTCTAATGTTAGACAGCAGCTTTAGCTTCTAAATTCTTTTTAGCTTCTTTGTTAGACTTAATTCTAACCCTAACAGAAACAATTCTATGGTCATCATATATAACAAGATTACGGCCAACTAGCGTACTCATTACCCTATCCATGTCTCTAGCGTCCAACTTAAATGCACGCATAACAGCAGCTTTATGTACACCTTTTTCATTGGCACGTATAATGAACTGTTCTATGCTCATTAGCTTACGCTCAAAGTCAGTTAGACCAATATTAGATGCTACTTCCAGAGCGTAGTTCTTCCATATATCTACAAAATAGAAAGCTTTCTTTAACACTTTATCATCTATTATAATTTTAGAAGTTTGCCCATTTGCTAAAGTAGCAGCGATTAGCATTGCTGCTTTTAATCCTGATATACCTAACCTATTCATCATTGGCATCATGTATGCAGGTTGCTGTGTGGACTCACCAAACTTAAGCAACTTTTTTAGATACCTGTTAAAAAGTAACCAGGCAGAGTCGGTAAGCTCAACCTCATTATTTATTGGTATATTTTTAAATTTAAATTCTTCAAGATCAGTTGTTGGATATTGGTTTTTAATTTCAAATAATTCCTCTATAAGCTTGGTTCTTGCAGCCTGATTCTTCTTAGTTCTTGGCCCCATATCTGTCAAATCTTGGATGTTACGCTTAGCAGAAATAAAACAGAATCTTGGAAGAAAGCCAGATCTAACATGTATGTCAGTTAGAGCCGAATAGATACCCTCTTGAGTACCTCCACACAACATAACAAAGTAAGGATTACGTATATCTATTTCTTCTTTAGATAGAGATCTCTTAGACCGTTTACCATCGTAAAGCTTGGTAAGCATTTCCATCATCCCTGCCTGATAATCTTTTCTCGACATTGAAGATAACATGCCTGAAAATTCATCACGGTGGAAAAGAGAAGCTCTGTCTTCACGCAGAGACATACGCCGACCTATACCCTCAACGGTCCCATCTGATCCTAGCAAAGCTTGCTCATCAATTTCATTCAGGAAGTCCAGCGCCATCTCCATAGCCGTTGATTTACGGCTTGTAGTTGTTTCCCCTAAGATCATAAACCACAAGTTAGCTTTGATTTCTGAGTGACTTGTATAAAGCCTTAGCATTGGCATTAGGCAAGACAAGACCGTGAATATACCTGCTACATGATATTGTGGAGCGGCGTCAGTAGATTTAATAGCCCAATTTATATACTTGTCTACTATGGTTATAAATCCTTCAGCTTCTTGTCTATCTTTTTCTGATAGAAGATTATTGTAATCTTCTTCACCATCGCTATCACCAAAAAATTTCTTAGCATCTTTTTGCTTGCTAAGAGTAAAGCCGCCATCCCCCTCTTGTTTGCAAATTCTATATACACGTACAACGTCATCCCACAACTTTTGATCTGTAGGGAATTTATTACAAACTGCATCCTTGCAAATAAGTAATGTTTGCTCTTTACTAAAGCCAGCTTTATATAACTCTTTCATGAGTTGATATAATTGCTTAGAGCGATCTTCTGTTAGCTTGTCTTGGAACAGAGCACGTATTTTATTACTTGTAATTTCCCCGTGTTGCTTAAGTATAGAGGCACCAGATACCTTTTTAAGCTTCTTTGGAAAAGGCTCTTTTGTGGTATTGACTATACTGTCATGAGACTTTTTTGAATACTCATCCTCGACATTATCTAACGTGTATAACCTACTAACATTACTTTGTTCGGTGTCTATAGAGACTATATTTACCGGGTCATACTTAAAGTTAAATGTGTTTGGTATTCTCAGTAATTGCGTTAAGTCCCATCCAGAGACATCGCAACCTTCATCCCTATGTTCGTACGCTATTACCCTATTGTAAAGCTCTATATCCTCTGGGTTTTGTTTATCTTCTAGTTTCCAGAAAGCTTGATACTTATTGCTAGAAGTTTCTAATACAACCGTAGGAGCCAATCTTAAAGCGGACGGCGGACACTCATCAAGATCGGCCCATAGAGTATTAGTTTCCCCAACAAAATCCTTTTTACGTTTACGTTCGATCAATGGTGTAGGACAGAAATACATGTTATTGTATTCCATGTTTTCGTCTATGAAATCTAAAGCTTGTGGCAATTCAGTTTGACTAAAAAACCTTTGTTTAAATTCTCCATCGGCATTGATTGAAGCTAAAGATATATACTCATATTTGCTAGGGTCCGTTATCCATAGTATAAATTTTAATCTTAAGTCCGTAACTTCAAATGACAATGCAAAATCTTTCTAGATTAATTAAGAGTCCCAGACTGTAATAGCCTAGGACTCTCAATTTTATATAATTATATAGACAGTTGCAATATCAATTAGATATCGTCATCTGATTCATACTCGTCCAAATGCTTAAATCCTCTTACAACATTACTAGGTCCGTATTCTTCATTACCCTTTCTAACGCCTAACCTAACTGCCATCTCTACGCCGTTATCCACAATTTCATCACGCATAGCCAAGATGTTTAGATCCTCATCCAATTCATCTTCAGACCACAAACCAGTAGCCATATACAAAGTCTTCCAATAACCAACGGATTGCGGATGATGCCACAATGAGTAAGTTATAGACTTACCTTCGTATTGTTCATCATCTACAACTTGGAATTGCCATACGGTACCCCTAGTACCTTGTGGCATCTTTCCATCTGGCTTAGTGGTAATAACAGGTTTACCGCTGCTAGGCCATGAGGAAGACCAAGCAGTGACCATTACACGATACCAACCAGGTTTGATCGGCTTGTAGACTGGCGTTTCAGCCTCTTTTAGGTTTACAACAAATGAATCCAAATCATCATCGATTTCTTCATCACCGTATTCTTCATCACCATATTCTTCTTCTTCTACTTCTTCTACTTCTTCTACTTCCTCATCTTCATATTCGTATTCTTCATTATCATTTTCATTAGCCATAATTTAGTTATCCTCTATAAGCTCAAATATTTTTTTCATTGTAGGATCGGTAATTATTTCTGGTAGTTTAGTTGTATGATCCTTAGCGGCTATTCGTTTACCTTGTTGTGTTCTTAGTTTCCTCACTTTCTTTTCTACTCTAACTTCTTTACCCGCTCGGTTTACTTGTTTAACTCTAACAGTGTCGGTATACAAAAACCACACATTGTTAAACCTACCGATTAGATCGTTAGACAATTGGCCAGCAAGTGCCGGAGAAATAACATTAATGTTTCTGCCAACTTTTTGTTCTTCATACTTAGCATGACAAACAACAATAATGTTAGCTTCAACCTTACGTAACTTATTCGCTATACGTAGCAACCTGGTTCTATTTTTACCATAGTCGGCTTGCTCTGGCTGATCCGGGTCTTTTTCTCTAGGATTGTCTTTGTTAGCTGCGACGGCGGCGGTTTCAACCAATACAGTATCCATTGACATAAACTCTGCCACCGTAAACGAATCAATCACAATAGTCTTAAAATCAAGCTCACCATTTAGTGAAAGCTTAAGAAGCTCATCGACAACATTTTCTAGGTCTTGATGGTCCAATGGCTCTACACGTTGAATACGGCCATCATTTGATGCTTCAGGGTAAAACGATGCAATTGGGGCTATGCCTGAATCAGTATCCACAAATAGAACTGGACACATATCCGGTACTTCACATATGCCAGCGGCTAGAATGGTTTTACCAGTACCAGGTTCAGCGTAAAGCAACAAGTCAAAAAATGATGCTTCTGTAGGCTTGCGAATCTTAAGACCACCTAGATAACCAGGCTTAATAGTTGTTTGTGGCTTATCTTTCCTTACAACGGTCCTAGTTTTTCTTATCTTCTTATCTGGTAGAGCCTTAAAGCTCATTTTCAATTCATCAACTGAATCTGGCTTAGCCTTAGACTTAGGTTTCGTAGTCGGTTTAGGGGCCGGCCTAGCTGGTGCATCTGGTCGCTTAGGTCTGGCAGTTATTTTCCGCCTAGGACGCTTAGTTGGTTCTGTAGCTGCTGTTGGACCAGTGTTTGATTTAGCGGTTTTGGTAGTCTTGCGCTTAGTCTGTTTAGGTTTTGGCATTGGCACACTACCAGCCAAATCGCTTAGCAGATTGTCTAATTCTATATCAGAACTCATAATGACTTTCTCTTGTTTATCAATTGTCTAGGTAAGTATGCAGATGTAACTCTTACTACATTGTAGTCTACACCGTAGTAAATGCCAACGTCATCAATCAAAATATCTTTAATTGATGACCAGGGTTTTAGGCCAGCAATAAATGGTACCAATGAATGCTCTCTATGCACAACCCAAAAGTTATTTAGTATTGGTGTGGCACTAGCAGAGCTAAACTTTAAAGACTCTAAACTTATTGTAGGTACTACAATTTCAATCATAGTTCTGAATGTACATTGTGGTACTTTCAATATAAGCTATATCATCTTCTCCATTTATCTTTTTAGTGCAAGGTACAAAAAATTCACAACTCTTACATTGGTGGAATGCGTTTATGTTTGGGTAGATAAATGGATCGCCTAACATATCCATAGCTTCTAGAAGAATATACTCACCAATTAGTTTAAGCTGCTGTGCATCTCTATAACTTTCAATACGCTTAAAATATTGCGGTTCTTCAAAATCTTCTAAGAACCCTATGTAGTCTGCCACATCAAGATCATTGTCTTCGATGGCTTGCATGTACAAATTATAAGTTGTTTTTTGGTCTTTGGCCTTAGATAGTTTTCCGCTCTTAAGAACATTTGGCGGTGATGGTGCATCTTTCAGAATGTAATTAAATTCGGTACCCATCACGTTAATGTCTAGCATACGCAATGCCCAATAATAAGCGCTAGCTTGTGTATCTCGTTCTAGCTTAGCTTCGGATGAGTAAGCAAAATTGCTAGTTGTTTTATGGTCTATGATGATGTAGGAGTCAAACCGATCATCGTATACCAGTAAGTCGATTATACCTTTGTATAAGACAACTTCACCTTTATACATTAGAACGTGGCAATCCATTACATTATTATATTCTGTGCTAAATCCTGGCCTTAGAATTTTGCTTTGCTTTTCTGTTACCGGTATTGGTACCTCAAAGTCAATTTCAGTTTTGACCGGCCTAATATGCTCATCAGCTTCAGATGCCCATTCAACATAGTTATCTATGATGCTAGGTCCAATTTTAATATAGTCATCTATTTCTCTGAAGATGTCGCCATCAATACCAACACTGATTAGGTTTATCCTAAACGTAGTTAAGTAACTAACGAAAGCAGCTTTAGCTCTATTGATTTTAGCTATTGTCATACCCTTATCCCATGTTTCAGGATCATAGAGAATTTCCATAGCTTCATGCATGGCCGTGCCAAATTCATAATTCTTAATGGCACCGATGTTTGAATAGTTGAGCCTATTCTGACTTGAATAATCCCACAACAGCCTGCACGTTCTAAAAGTGCTTCTATCAGTGGTACCAATGGCCATCAAACTTGATTTGGTATCAGATTGCATTAGGTTTTCTTTCAAGGTCTAAGAATGTTTTAATATCGTTTCCACTAGTATATCAAAATGATTCTCACTTTGCAACTTCTAGATTTTATTTAGTCCAGATGTGCTCTTGCTAGACCAGTAATGCGTATTTGCAAGGTAACTCTTGGCTACTGGTCTTGTGACAATCTCCATTGCTTGCTTACCCTCAACTTGTGCCGGATGATACCAACGTGATTGTGGGTTAGTTAGACCAGAGCTAAAATCTAGGTCTTCAATAATGGATCGTATTTGGTTATCTTTTGTAATGACTCTAATAACAGCAATTACTAAAGCTACAATTGAAAACATCAAACTGTAAGCTATTGCTACTTCTGCCATTTGTTGCCCCTATCTATATATTATTTTATGCTAACTCACCACTAAGCATTTGTGCTACCCACTGCTTAGTGTATTCTATCTTGCCTAACCTAACCTCATCTATTGTATCGACTGTTACTAAGTCCCATACATTAATGATATTTTTTTGACCATAACGTTTAATTCTACCGATAGCTTGGTCATTCAGCGTTGGAGACCATGCACGATCAAAGAAAATAAGGTTGTGGCAGACTTCTTGTAGTTCATCTATACCAACTCCCCCGGCACCTAATGTTGATATAAAAACTCTACAAGTTTTATCTGTAAGGAATCGTTCTAAATTAGCATCTTTAGTTCTCTGGTTCTCACGTCCGGTATAATACACATGACCAATTTTTGCTTTTTGAAGTGGTCCACTTAGCATATCAATAGTTTTTGAGAATTGCGAGAAGACCAAAAACTTTTCGTCGCTATCTCCTATTAGTTGCATAGATGCATCAACTTTTGAAGATGGTGTCTTTAATCCATATGTATCTTGTTCTTCATCATAATAGACTGTACCCGCTGCAAATTGCTGCAATCGTTGTAACTGAGCAATCACTACAGATGCGGCTAAAGGTTCTGTTTCGGCAGGCTCGGTATCAATATATGATCCGGCACCAATTTTTTCTATTACGTCATCTACTGTATCAAATTGAAATGCTTGATGACTTTCAACCCATGCCAGAAAATCGTTGTTCATGTCATCGTATTGTTTACGTTGCTTTTTATTTAACTCAACTTCAATCCGTGTGACATTAACAGGAGGAATATCTAAGCCACATTCCTCAAGTAAAACTCGATCATAAAAAGGTTCTATTTCCGGGTACCCAACATCAAACCAATCGCTAGATGGTCCATGAGTAATTACGTAATTAGCTTGTCTTACTCTACCATTAACTGTAATCCATGGTCTCTCACTATCAGTCATTGTATTAATGAACCTAGTGTAAGAACTATATTGGGATGGGTAAAGATAATTTAGCAGCGACCACAAATCTTGTGGCTTAGTTGTTATTGGTGAGCCGGACATCAAAGTACGATATTTACCTTTGATCTTCTTTATGGCTACTGCTTGCTTGGCTTTTCTATTTTTTATTCTATGACATTCATCCACAATTATATGTGTGAAATTCTTAAACAGTCTATCATCCATCATAGCAACTGCTTTGTAATTAATCACATAAACATGATGGCTGTCATCGAAAAGATTATCTCTGTCGCTATTGATGATGCGCTTAACTGATAAATCTGTTTCTTCCTCAAACCGCTTAACCCAATTTCTATGTGTTGGTAGTGGCGCAATAACAAGAGTCAAATGGTTTGGGTTAAAATTATGCCTTAGCCTTAAATCTCTTTCTATTGCAAACAGGGTTTTACCCGTGCCCATATCCCAACAGCATAAAATATTACGCTTACTCGAAAATTTGGCTAGCGCATTCCGTTGATGTGTCCATAGATCAGTCTTTACCAGTTGAGGCATTATTAACCTTTATTGTTCTGTGCTTCTTTATACCAATTCCTCAATGATTCATGAGATACGCTTATACCAGTAATATCTTTGACTTGAATTACGCAATCCATCCAGGAAATACCTTTGTTTCTAAGCTCATCAAGAAAAGGTATAAGTCCGAAACCTCTTTCCTCTATTAACTTACCATCAAGCATACTTCTAAGTCGATGTGTGTCTTGTCTCATTTAACCTTCAAATGTTTGATTTTACTGTGAAATAAAAAAGCCGTCTAATCATATTTAGTTAGAAGTGACTTAGGACTTAGTTAAGACAAGATCAATTGTTTTATCTCATTAACTATATGGATTCATTATAGTTAATGTTGCAGGTAGTCCTAAATCACTTCTAACTAACTAAGTGGGACACAGATATGGATATTAAACATGATATTTATAGCCTTTATATCTGCATCCCACTTAGCGATCAGCAAACCGGTAGCCGTGTGACGGGATTGGTGTTACCGGTTCCTTCACCCTAGCGCCGTCACCAGAGCATTGCAAATGTTTGTTATTAGCAAGCCACATAGCGTCTCTACCAGCTTCTACACCCGCTCGATGGCCGGACACTACCCAAGGCTGGCGATGGGGCTAACAGGTGCCTTAGCGGCTTGCTCTAATGCGTTTCAGGCTTAAGCCCTAATCAACATTGTTAGACAAGAATTGGCTGTTTCTGCTTGCCTCAAGCAACACCAATAAATAAGCAAAAAGCCCCCTGATAAACTTGACTAAGTGAAGGACGTGTTTACTTCACTAAGTAAGTTTAACCAGGGGGCTAAGTAGCAAATGGGTAAAGCTAGACGTTACCTACCTTAGCACCGCTAGCCGTACCACACAACCTACCACACAAGATTTATGTGGTGCCTGTTGGTTATTTGATATTGGTTTTCGCTTGCACAATAACATTACCACCGCAACCACTAAACATTGCATATACAAGTGGCGACTTTTCATCATTTACAACATCTGCATCGTCTTGCTCTAGAATCTCTAGAACAGTTCCAAAGCTTTCATCATCTACATCAATAATAATTGTTGGTACGGCGCTATCAACATTTTCAATTGCTGAAACTACCTGGTCAAAATTTACACTCATTTTATTCTACGTTTCTGTCGTATTCACGACCTAGAGCTTCTTCTAACTTAATTCTACCCTCTGAATATGCACTTTGTGGTTTTTTTGGAAACTCTTTGTCTCTACCACGTTCACCACTTGCACGTTGAACTACTTCACCGTTTAAATCAGATTGAACAACAAATCTCCAACCTTTATTTAAACATAAAACATTTTGACATTCATAAACTGCTACGTCCATTGGGCCGCCCGTACTAGGTGATACAAGTCTTACAGACGTAATAAGGAATGTTACTTTGTCGCACACTACACATCTAGCAGCTTCGTCAAGTCTCATTCTCCACCGGTTTCATCTAGATAGTTGACTAGAGAGAATGATTCAGACTCTACTAATTCATCATCGGACGCTATTTCATCTTGTGAATTTATAGGTGGACGTTCTTTAGGCCCAACTTTAACAAGTTCATCTATAATATCCTCAAACGGATCAGCCATAGAAACTAAGTCATGATCGACATCATCACTAGCATCAATAGGCTTAACTGGTGCTGTAGCTCGCTGGTATTGATTTACCTGAGCACATAGATTTTCAATTTCATTTTCCAGTGCTCTTACACGAGATGTCAAACCTATTACTGCTTCTTCTAGATGAGCGGCTTTACTTAGAGAAGAACTTGATTGCCCACCTGCCCCACGTCCTCTATTAGCATTGTAGATAGCAGGTGTAGGTGGTCTTACTAACAAAAGTGTTGCTGGAATCCTACCTATTGCCGGTTCTAAAACTTCCATACAACCCATATTAATTAGTTTATTTCTTATGGCTGTATGTAATCCCGGATTAATTCCAAGCTGACTAATTGCTTTACCAAAAGCCTGTTTAAAGATTGGCCTACGCAATTCATCTAGCTCATGCTCTTGTTCCAATATTGCATAAACTGCTTGGCAGTTCTTGAATATCTTTAAGTTTGCAATGTCTGGCATTTACCCAATACCACTTTCTTAAGCTGATTTGCGAATTTCGTTGGCTAGTGCATGAGCGGCCTTAGTAAGAGATCGCAAACGAGATTCGGTTTGCTGAACCTTGCGCTGTACTCGTTCTGCTTTCCTTGATGCTAGCTTCTCATCTAGACTAAGAATCCACCTAAGACCATCCTTGATAGACACTAGCTTGCGGCCATCAGTGTGAACAATGGATGGGAAGTCTGACTTATCATTTGAAATTGCGTTATAAATTGTTTGTGAAGTGATCGTATGATTAAAGGGTTCGTGTGACTCATCATCACTATCAGCATAGTAATTGACCCTAACCACAAAGTCTGCGATGGTTTCCGCACCTTCTGGGACAGGATGCTTAATTACCGGACCCGGCTTGCGACCACGACGCCGTGGGGCTGGCTCTGACTCATTGCCATCATCATCATCAACGTCAATATCTTCGTCATCGGCATCTTCATCATCAAAGTCGGCATCATCGACTTCCTCAAAGTCTTCGACTTCTTCCTCATAATCTTCAGCATCATCCTCAAAATCGTATGTTTCTACATCGCTCATAGCTTTATCCTCTTGTTGTTACTAGTGCTAGATACTCTACCGTATCAGTTTGTGGATCTGGAACCAACCTGGCACCAGAATTTTTAGTTGTTAATTTAGAACCGCCTTAGCAATAGGATCACTAAGCTCACCACTGCCAAGGATCGTTGGGTTTATCAACCTTACATGATACATTATTACATGGTACTGAGATGAAAAATTTAAATGTATCTCTCTTAGCATACCTAAAGTGGTCAAATACTCATTAACAATCTTAAGTGTTAAGTCTAGGTCTAAATCACAAATCCCTAACTTAAACTGGCGTATATGCCGCATTAAAGATTCAATATAACTAAAAAACCCATCAAGATGAATAACAACTTCTTCTGTAAAAGGTTCTAGATTGTAGCCTTCAAATAGTTCAGCTATTGATGGGTGCTCTAACTTTACATCTATTTGTGTAAACATTGCAGCACGTTTTAGAACATTAAATGTATCTGCTAGATCTTGGCACGAATTCAAGCATAAATTTAACATCATTTTAGCTTGCCATTCTCCAAGATCAGTTGTTGGTAGTTTAATTTTCGCTCCTTAGTGTCGGTATGATTGTAATCTAGCTCAGTACAACTAGAAATGCAACTTACAAAATAGAAAATCCATAATACGTTGGCAAATTAAAGATTCCGTCAAAAATTTGTTGACAGCTAGTCGATCTTGTGATAGTATGGTTTAAGTTTTAAGGGAAAGGCTTAAAGATGCTAGATAAAATTTCTAGATTCATTATGGCTGTAGTTAGGGTCCATGTGTTCGTATTGGTTACAATACTTTACATCATTTACCGTTTGCTACATTTAATGTTCGGTCATCGTGTAGAGAAACCTATAGATAGCACACAAGATAATGTGTATGAATTTAAACCAAAGGCAGTTTCTACGGATAATATCGATAGGCTTGATGACTTAGATAAATATGAGAGAGCAATATTCAGGTTATTTGACCAAGCTGTTAAACAAGACCACACAATGGCCTACAATATGGTTGGCGATATGCATCAAGCATATATCGATGGTAATGTTGATGAGGCTGTAGATATTGGGATGCAACTGAAAGATATTTTGTTTCCTCAAGATGTGACGGCCTAATGGTCTATCGACAGTCCACACAAACATGGGTCAATTCAGTAACATTATACGCTATAAATGCATTGGATCTACAATTGTATGATATAGCTGTAGACTACATCAAACTTTTAAGTTGGTATAAGCGGACGTATAACCTGATGCCACACAACCAATTAGTTAAATCTCTATTTGATTGTATGGCCGATCATAAAGACGAACTAACAAAAATCAATAAGCAAAAGGGTAAATTATGGCAGACATGACTAATATTTGGATGATGCGGATTCTTACAGATGGCCTTGATGTGAACACAGAGCACATTTTTAGTGTCGGTCTATGTAATATGGCCAACATTAAAATGGGATTGCTGGCTACTCGTGGCCAAGACTATGCAATTGAACATACTCCATTTGACGATGGTTTTAGTCTAACTAGATGTCACTACAACTTAAACAATGCTCAACTAAAAGAGGAAGTAGCCAGATACATACATCAAATTATAGTTAGTAAGCCTAACCCTATAATCTTACTAGATGAGACGTTAATATCTGGACTTAGAAGCTTTGCTATTAAAGATTATAAATGGTGGGACTATACCAGACCTAGTAAATCTGCTAATCCCGAGTATTGGTGGCGCTTATCACATGAAATAACGGTAATTTCTCCAACACTTCTTGCTAAGGCTATCTGCCTAGTTTCAGGAATCGCTAACGCTGATCTAAATAGATTTGTCCCCGCCCATAGACAATTTGTCCCCACCCATGGCTGTACAACGGCTTTAAGCGCCGTGCAAGAGGATGCTCTTAGTTTTATGGAGCTTCTTAACGTGCATTGTATAAGCCTTAGCACGTTAGCATCACTTACACATGACTAATAGACACCCATTAGCAAACTGTTCTGAATGTCCATGGAACGTACCACAAGCTGGCTATGCACCAGTTGCCGGGCCAGAAGATGCACCTATTCTACTCATTGGAGAATCACCTGGTAGGGGTGAAAAAGGAGTACCCTTTAAAGGTCCGGTTGGCTATGTGGTTAACCTTGTTTTAGGCAGAAATAAAATAGCCGCTAATAAGGTGAGAATGACTAATGTTGTGGCTTGTCATCCGCCGCATGAATTCGGTGAAGAATCAGATGCGCCACCGGCAGAAGTCATTGCATGTTGTAAGCCTAGATTGGAAGAAGAATTAAAAGGCCGTACTGCTATTGTTGGTATGGGCAATATAGCTAATAAAGCTATCCAAGATAAGACTGAAGGCATTACTAAGGCTAGGAAACGAGCACCAAGCAAGCTACCACAAGACCATAGGCTCGCCGGTACAATTTATGTGGCGACTGTAAATCCTGGTGCATGTATAAGAACGCCAGACTATTTTAAGTCATTCAATGACGACATAATCAAGCTCAAACGTGCTTTAACACCAAATAACATCTATACCAGGTGGGAACCTACAAGATACGCCGTAGCTGATGATGAGGTAACAGCCAATAAGGTTCTTGAATCTATTTACCGTAATGCAGAGATGCTATCGCTGGATATTGAGTGTGGGGTCGATAAGGACGTCAACCTTGCACATCCTGATGAGCTTCTATGTATTGGTATAAGCTATGAAGAAAACAAATCTTTTGTTATTGGTGAGCAAGCACTTAAATTTCAGTCTGTACGTGACTGGCTATCAAGGATTCTTAATAAGCTTAAGATCATATGCCACAATGGTAAATATGATCTACAAGTATTGATGCGTTTTGGTGGGTTTAAGTTTAGGCCAAGACTTTACGCCGATACTATGATTGCCAATTATTGCATGGACGAAAGGCCGGGGCACCATGATCTGGAAAGTGTGGCATCCCAAAATTTAGGTACCCCTAGCTGGAAAGCAGAATTAGAGAAGTACCTAGATAAAGGTGATTCATATGCTGTTATTCCTAGAGATGTCTTATATCGGTATAACGCCTATGATGCTGCTGAAACCTTCAAGTTGTGGAGATTCCTAGAGAAAAAGCTTACGCCTAAGTTACGTGCTTTGCATGATAGGTTAATGTTGGTTTCTGATGCTTTAACATATGTAGAGCTAGATGGTATTCTTGTGGATGATGTCAAATTAGCCGAACTAGCTGAAGAATATGAAGCAATACTAGCTGATTTAGAAGAAGGTTTAAGCCGTTGGGTTGATAATCCAAATAGCGTTAAGCAAGTTGTAGAAGCGCTAGACGCTCTTGATTTGGATAATGAAACCACCGCTAAAAGGCATCTGAATATGTTACTTAGAGATGTCGAAGAAGGTACAGAAGCTTGGTATTTTCTGACTCTTATATTGCATCAAAGACTACATCAAAAGGTCTACGGAACCTATATTAAAGGCAATCAAAAACGATTAATAAACAGACATTTGCATCCTTCATTCTTTATACATGGCACCGTATCAGGCAGGTTAGCTTGCCGTAATCCGAATCTACAGAACCAACCTAGACAAGGTGTTAAGGATATATTTATTCCCAAGCCTGGCCACATATTTGTTCAATGCGACTACTCACAAGTTGAGCTAAGAGTTATAGCTTGTGAAGCTCAAGACAAGTATTTACAACTGGTTTTTAGAGACCCTAATAGAGACATACACGGCGAAGTGTCAAACACTCTATTCGGTGAAGGTAAATGGGATAGCGAAGGTCGAGTTAGGGCTAAGAGCTACGTATTCGGGTCTATATATGGTCTTAGTCCCTACAGTATTAGTCTAGATTTTGGTATACCTGAGCTTAAAGCCAGACGTGAACAGAACGCATTCTTTAGGATGATTCCAGACACAATGAAATGGCGACGTAAAGTTGTATCTGATTTGATGGCTAATGGCCAGATACCAGAGACGTTTTTCGGTCGTCAACGTAGATTGCGACTTATTACTAAAGAAACTGAAAAGAAATTAGCTAAAGAAGTGTTAGCATTTTATCCGCAAAGCACAGCTAACGATATATGTATGGATGCAATGAACAATATATCTAAAGCTTTTGAAGATACAAGCGCACGTCTTAGGGTTCCAGTCCATGATTCTATAACTGTTGAATGTCCGATTGAAGATGCTAAGGAGGTAGGCCAAATAATGAGACGTATAATGGAACAAACTGCAACAAACACATACTCTGATTATGTTCCATTTGAAGCTAAAGCTGAATATGGATTTACACTAGGTCAACTTGGAGAAGTTAAAGAAGACTCATTGCCAAGTTAAATAAAGCTAAAATAACTGAATAATTTTAAAGGCTCTACAAAGACATTTTTGTAGGGTCTTTTTAATGCGCTTTTTTAAAGGCTTTTTTAAAGGGAATTTTAAAGACAATTTCAAAGGGAATTTCAAAGATAATTTAAAAGAGCTTTAAAAAATGTGAAATTTTTGCAATGAATTACGCCACAATGGACTATATTTACCACCAAAAATGTGAAATTTATGGGGTTTTTTACGCCACAATCCCAACCATGAGTTAGAATGTTGGTAACTGCTTGCACCTTTATTTGATGTATAGAAGTGAAAAAGTATTGGTTTTATTTGATGAATTGAAAAAATGTTTTTGACATCAAATCAGATCTGTGCTAAGATGTCAATATGACTTATGTACTAAGTGAAGTATTTAGTAATAGCGAACAACAAATAGCAGTTATATTTATAGATGATAATAATCAGTCACACTTAACACCTATTTGTGAATACATAAAGGGTAATACAGAAATAGTTACCGACTATAAAGATAGAGCCGGTTGGGTATGCAAATGTATTAAGATAGATTTACCAACTATTTATAGTGCTGGCATAAATACAGATCCACCTAATACAAATAAATCCACACAATCAGCCACAACTAATAAAGATAAACCAGAATGGCCTAGCGATTTACCACCTAAATCTCTATTAGAACAAGACATAGATAAATGGCTATTAGCTACCGATAGGAAACTAGAACCTAGTGATATTGTCGCTATACCCAAATTGAAAGTAATTGCTCGTAAATGGGCTATGGATAAAGCTAATCAAACTAATAGCTTTATTATTTCAATTGCTAACGCATCGGCACGGTATGCAATTACCCCTGGTCAAGCCAAAGGTATCTTAAACTATTGGCGCGCATCACTAAACCTAAATAGAGATAGCGATATACCATCACCAGATACAACGCCAATAGGTGACGAAGGTTTAGATCTATCTGCCTTGCATGAGGGTAGCTATGGTGTACCAGGCACGGATAGCAGGCTTAAGATTAGAATAAATAAGCCGACTAGGGGTAAATGGTCTGGATATGTGTTCGTGCAAGATTGTGCTACGTATGGGAGTCAACGTAGGTACGGAATTCAGCGACCTAACGCTCTATATACTGGCGATATACAGAATGAACTCCAACTAATCCTAGATAACCCATCACTAGCGCTTAAGAAATATGCACAACTAACAGGTAATTGTGGCATATGTAGGCGACCGTTGGAAGATGCCGAATCACTAGACCGTGGTATAGGTCCTATTTGTGCAAGTAGATTAGATGGCCTATAGCTAAATAGATATTACAAGTAGCAAATATTATAAATCTTTGATATACTCATAGTAAGAATATATAAATATCACCTAGTGAAGGGGTAAGAGATAGATGATATTCAGACGATATAACAATGACTATCGGGCAACTAGACTCAAACTAGATAGGAGTGCATTACCTAGCGATGTCTTTCAGTATCCTACGGAACTCACTAAGGGAATAGCCTGGTTAGTATATTTGGAAGATCGCACTAATGGTTATTTCATATCTAGGTGTGGCGGAAATGAGGCATTTACGTATGCAATGCTTCATTTATGCGAGCGCAAGACTATAGCCGAGTTAGCCACACCTAGGGAACTAACAAAGTTGGCGGATATGGACCCTGCCAGTAAGCAATACAATTATTTAATGGAAGATATAGCTAGCAATAAAGGCTATGCACGCTCTATAGGCGATACATATTTCTTTACTCGGCCATTACATATTATACAATTGTATGGTAACCCTGACTATTACTTAGGGAAACCAACACAAATGGAAATTGGCGACAAGATTATAGACCTAGCCCAGTTTGATCACTATAAGGTAACTGGCCTAAACGCTTATAGTACTAAGAGGTTTAAGGCAATTGTTACCGATGACGTTAGGCACGCTATGGGCATCAACCTTTGGCGTGGAACGGTATGGGGTGTACGTCCTAATGGGACACGAAAGACACTTAGAAAGGTTTGGAACTAATGGAACATCTTCCAATAGAAATTGGCACGGTTATAGAGGGTACCTATACGTCACCTAGCCTCATTAGAGCGTTTGCCGATGAGTTAGAACGTATAGATACTGCTAAGAAATATTCGATACTAGTAAATGATGCCACAACGTTCTTAAATCCGCTTAAGGCTAATTCTGTGAGTGACATAGCCCTAGAACAAGCATTACTTGTCTATGAACTTATGGACGCTCTAAACTGCTACACACCTAAGGGTATTACCTTTGGTGCCAATGGTGGCGAAGGTAACAACTATGGATGGTGGACTACCAACAATGACTAAGCAACCGGATATAGAAATTGGCACGGTCATAGATCGCACCTATTCACCACTTGCCCTAACTATGGCGTTCGTTGATGAGTTACAACGTATAGATACTGATAATGAGTATTCAATGTTAAGGATTGATGCTAGAGCCATCATAGGGTCACTCAGGGGTGACAATGTAAGTGATGAGACTATAGAACAAGCATCTTATATTATTAGTGAACTATTCGATGCCTTAAATGCTTGTGGGCCTCAAGATATGTACTTTGGCGCTAATGATAGTGATGGTTGCGATTATGGATGGTGGGCTACCGACAATGACTAAGCGTAAAGATATTATGACTGCCTATGAGCGTGCCGAACTCGTGGCTATGGCTATAAATGCTTACACAATAGCGCTAGAGCACGATTTGAAAGTTAGAACCAAAGGATCTTATCGTGCTCTAGGTGTATCGGCTAGGAAACTAGAGCGAACGCTAATTATCGGTACAGGTAGCGCAACTAATGAGCGCATACGTTACTATGATATAAAGGGTAGGTGATTGTAATGGGTAAAGAGACAATGATAGATGGAACAAATTATAAAGGGCCGATTATGGGTAGTGGCTCTCTAGAGCTTAGCGATGAAGATGCTATGAGAATAGCTTATCGTGTTATGACTTCATCTGACTTTATAAGCGTATGTGCCAATATGGCGTTCTCTCGTAAAGTCGGGATGATTGTAATTAATACCAATGATGGTGGTGTGTCGGAACTTTACGAACTAAATAAAGATATGCCAGATCCAACCAATCTATGGTCTGTCGTGGTTAATGGTGACAGATCGCCAGCATATGAAGATATGCACCCATCGTCACACCTAAACGTTTGGAGCCGAAACTAATGAGTATGCTAACCGTGCAAATTAATGGTGATAGTGATTCCACAACTAATAGTCAGGTTGAACTCGCAAGATTGCTTAAACTGATAGCCGAAAGAATTGAGTTAGGCTACTATCATTATGATGGGTCGGACAATGTTCTAATGGATATCAACGGAAATCGTGTTGGCAACTTTGTTTGTGGTGCAACAAATGAATAACGATAAACTAACGCTTTACGTACACACTGACTTAAGCGACGATGAATTCGCTGATATGTTAAATCAGGTTGCCTCAACTATTCGCAAATCCGATTATCTACCTGGTAGAACGTCAAGTATCCTAAATTCAGCCAATGAGCGTATTGGTGGATTCCGAGTAAGTAGGTATTAAATGATTAAGAACCGACCACCTAAGCGACGGCCACAATATGAGTTTAAGGTAAGCATCTATCTAGGCTCTAATGACATAGCCACTAATGCCGATTTGGTAGGTGCTCTAGATGCGATCAAACAGCAATTGGAGTTAGGGCAATATTACAACGATCGACGTAACCCAATTATCGGCACCAGATCCGGTAAAGAAATTGGAGCGTGGACTATCCCGGCGCCTTAGCTTGACCCACAACCAAATAGCAATACCGAACGGCCATCTAACTAATTACGTTAGGTGGTCGTTTGCGTTCTAGCCCTAGAGCGATCGTGAGGCTATGCGACCGACTGACCTAGGTGATGGCCATTAGATCGGCTTAGACGGTCCCAGATTGGCTATATGACCGTCTAGGGCTTAATTTGTGGCAGTGGTGAACGCCTAGGATACTCTGAGCCAGTCATAGCGCCAATCTGAGGCCCGTTGAGCGACCTAGCCACACAATCTACCGTCTAAGGTCTTGGAAGTTCTCAGATTGGCAGTATGGCCGAGTACGGTGCGATCGGTTCGGAACCCAGAACGCAAAGATGACCCTAACCGAACGGTTAAGGCCATCTAATCTAATTGGGTTAGGTTGTGGTTTCGGCTAGTCGCCTAGTAAAGCGTTGTAAGTTTGTGCAGTTCCAATCTCATCGGCTTTACATACCCAACATTCCCAATAACCTACATGCTTTGTAATTGCGATCGGCTCATACGTTTCTAAATATCCGTATCGGCTAAGCCGTTGTACTAGTTCGTCCTCTTTCTCTTTATCGGTGCAACCTTCCAAATCTATGTTTAGTTGTTGGCGTACCCGATCCGTTACCCCATAATAAGCGGCGTCATGTATTTGAGCGGCGGCGCAAGTTTCACAAAGGGTAACTTGTGTTCGTGTTTCGTTCGGCATTGTTTATATCTCTTTCTTGTTAGTAGGCAGTTCTGATATCGTCGGCCATCGTGGACCTTCTAGTTTCGATCCACAAGCATCACAACTTGCCCAACTGAATTTAATTTCAGTAGGAGCATACTCACTCAATACATC